AGGTAGGAATCTTAGACAATGATGAAAAAGAAGCACTGGAGGGGCAGCAATATGCCCATAACAGATTCTTCACACCTTTGCAGGATGATGAGAATAATTGGATACTTCCTTTAGATCAAATCGAAAACAACAAAAACATAGATTTCTGGTGGGTAAAACATCTGCCACTTGTTGAATATAAAACTAATGTAATGGACAAAACTTTGATACCTGATGTACTTGCACTTTCAGGCCTATTTCTTTTCACAGGCGCCGAGGTCGGAATAGAAAATACAATACTCGAAATTATTAGCAAATTCGGAGTGGTTGCTGTACTTTGGTACTGGCTGCAAAATATGAAGACGCAGATTAAAGAGCAGATGACGCACTTTAGTGTAGAAACGGAAATGTTAAGGAAGGAACACAAAGAAACGCTGACAGACTTTCACGAGATACACAAGGAGCACAAAGACCTAATGAAACAACAAATTGAAGTAAAGGATCAGATCATTAGAGACCTGCAAAGCAAAATCAAAGGATAGTGTTTAAAAATAAATTAGGTTACTATTTAAAAAATTAAGATATTTGTTATTCACTAACGAATATCTTTTTTTATATGCAACAACTTGAAACAGTAATAAGTAAGTTACAAAACTCTTTTAAAGATTTATACTTTAATGAAAAGAAACATCTTTATACAGTAGCAGATAAAATACTCCCATCAGTAACAGGGTTAGTTAAATATCATGCACCTATGTTTGATGAGCATGCAAAATCTGAATCTACAGCAAAAAGAACAGGAGTAAGTCAAGAACAAGTATTGCAAGAGTGGAAAGATAAAAGAGATAGTGCTGCAATTCATGGTACTGCTGTACATACTTATGCTGAAAAATTATTAGATGATTTAACTATTAAACCTAAGAATAATCAACAGAGAGCTGTAAGGGAATTTTTATTACATAACTTAAACTCTAAGTATGAGTTACTTGCAGCAGAAATTAAAATGTATTCTCCTACTTATGGTTATGCAGGTACTTGTGATTTACTGATGTGGGATATAGAAAAAGAATGTGTAGTACTGTTTGATTATAAAACAAATATACAATTAGATGATCAGTATGGAAACTTATTACATCCATTTCCATACTTACCTAATACAAACTTTAATAAATATCAGATACAATTATCTTATTATCAATTGATGTTAGAGGAAGCAGGGATAGAAGTTCAAGAAAGGTACATTATTTGGTTAAAGAAAGATGGGGAGTATGAAATAAGAAGTTGTACAGATTTTACTCAAATTTTAAAAACTTATTTAACATGACAGTAGGTGAAGCTATACAAAGGATAGTATCATTGTATTCTAAAGGTGTACATTCTGATGATAAAAGATTAAGTTCAAGACATATTTACAACAAACTTAAAACAGTAAGAAGTAGATTGTTGTATGAAAAAATAAATAAAAAGCAGTTTATCTCAAGTATAAACTACAATGTAATGCCTTGCATTGAAATGATAAAAGCTGAGATACATGAATGCCCTTGTATTCCACCATTAGGTTGTTGTATTTGGAAAAGTAAGTATCCTTTACCTGCACCTATTAGTGGTATTAATGGACACATTATTAGAAGTGTTACATCATTAGATGGTAATATTGTATTTTCAGAAATAACCTGGCAAGATAAGAAGTATAAACAGTATGATAAATATACTGCTATGAAACCTGACTTTTTTATTTCTAATGAACATTTATACATTACAGCTAAGAATGAAACTATTGTAGTAAGAGCTGAGATATTATTAGAAGATCCATTAGAGGGAGAAAACTTTATAGGCTATTGTCCTACAATCAACAATTGTTTAGCTAATTATGATAAAGAATTTCATTTAGATAACTCTATGTTTGATCCACTTATTGAGTTAACAGTACAAGAACTTATATCAATATTTAATCAAAATCAAGAAGACTCTACTAACAATACTAAAGATAGTCCTGAACAAACTACTAAGTAATATGAAAAAACAATTAGAAAGTTTTGCAACATCATATAAAAATTATAAGAAAATCAATGGATGGTTTGCACCATTAAATAGAATTGAATATCTTAAGTTAATGAATGGTTTTGCTGAACACATGATGGAAGAAGTATTAAAAGGTAAAGCAGTAGTTATTCCTGAAAAACTTGGAATTGTACAGGTTATAGGTAAAAAAACAAAAGTTAAAGTCACTGAGAATGGAATAGAAGGACTTACTCCTGACTGGATTTCAACTAAGAAATTGTGGAGAACTTGTGAAGAGTGTAAACAAAGGAAACAAAAAATATTTTTCTTTAATGAACATAGTAATGGAATAAGGTATAGGTTTATGTGGTCAAGACATAAGATGTTAATTTGGACTAAAAAGTTATACACCTATGTTCCTAACAGAATGAGTAAAAAGAAATTGTTTAAAGCAATTAATGATGGTACAGAGTATCAATTAGTTGAAGGTAGATTTTCATTAAATGGTTTTAAATCTAAAAATTTATGAGTGGGGAAGTTTCATCTTTTGTATCTATAAACAGAATCTTAGCTAAACTTAGAAGAGATTTTGGTTCACTACAAAGTATATCAGAATCAGATGTTATAGAGTGGACAGCAGAAGCACTTCAAGCTATTGGTGCAATTACTTTATATGAAGAAGCAGTAGCATTTATTGAAATTAAAGATCATCAAGCATCTTTACCTAATGGGTTACATGCTATTGTACAAATAGCAAGAAATGTTTGTTGGAATGATGATAACAAATGTGGAGTATGTCCATCTGAAGTAGTAAGTGTTGCTACAGTACAAGGAGAAAATGAAATACTTCCTGTACCATTAAATTGTGATGGACAACCTATTCAAGATTATGAGTTAGCTTATTATAGACCTTACTTTGATATGAGAGATGAAGTAGGTTACTACTCTTCTACTTACTTATATAATAATTGTTTTTCAGTAGTAAGATTAGCTAATCACACTTTCTTTAATAGTTTAGTTTGTGATGTACCTGATCAAGATAAATTATACAATGAAGGTTCAGGTATGTTTTCTGAATACACAATTGTTAATGGTGATACTTTAAGATTATCTTTTCCTGTAGGTCAAATAGTACTTAGTTATGTAAGACAACAGGTAGATGAAGATGGTTATCCAATGATACCTGATCATTATGCATACACTACTGCTATTACTAAATATATAGTAATGAAGTTAATGGAAAGAGAGTTTTATGCTAATAGAGATGGTGCAGTAGGTAAGTTACAAAAAGCAGAACAGGATTGGCATTGGTATTGTAAGCAAGCAAGAAATAGAGCAATGATGCCTAAAGGTGTAGATGCTTGGCAGAATATCTTAGAGCAAAGACAATACTTGCTTCCAAGAATGAACAGGTACTATGGGTTCTTTGGTAAAATGTCAAGACCTGAATCACGTAAGTTTAATGATCCTGATTCAAGAAACTATTTTAGAGGTAATTATAATACATTTATCTAATGGAAAAAAATGTAAATAGACCAAATAAAGGTATGATGCAGGATGTAAATCCTATAGATCAACCTAAAGAAAGTTATAGATATGCATTAAATGCTGTAAATGAAACTAATGTAGGAGAAAGAAATATTCTTAGTAATGAGAAGAGTAATGAAGAATGTTACTCTCTTCCTGAAGGACATTATCCTATAGGTAAAGTTTACACTAAAGATGCTGAAGTAGTTATATTTAGTATTAATGGTGGTGTCAATGGTATCAGTGAAATTGGATTAGTAAGAAATTGTACTTATACTACTATTGTAAATTCTGTTTGTTTAGGATTTAGTATTGAATATCAGATAGATGCAACATATAGATTAAGAAGGGGTTGTGAAACAGTAATCTATTTTACTGATGGATTAAACTCTGTAAGACAAATTAACTTTGCTAAGTTAGAAGATTATTATAGTGATGCATACATTACATATTTAGAATCTCCTATCCCACTTCCACCATTTACAGGTGAAAAGTGGAACTGTACTAAATTTAATTTGATTCAGGATTTTAAAGTTCCTTGTTTTTCTGAAGGTCAAATAATTAATGGTGGTTCTATTGCAGCAGGTTCATATAACTTTGCTATTCAATTACTTAATGAAGATGGTAATGCTACTAATTGGATAGTAACATCAAGACCTATTAATATTTATCATGATAATACTTTTGCACCATATAATAATATTAATGGTTCATCTCAATTAGAGTATGATGGGTTAGCAGGTGTACCAAATAATACTTCTAAATCTATACAACTTATTATATCTAACTTAGATGTTAATTTTTCATATTATAGAATTGCAGTTATACAAGCAACTCAATTTACAGGAATAGTAAATAAAACAATTGTATCTCCTGATATACCTATAACTCAAGAAACATTTATTTTTGATGGTGGATTAAATGGTTATACAGAAATCTCTGTTGAAGAAATTAAACCAGGTAAAATTGATATTGAAGTTGCAAAGCATATTGAGCAGTTAGAAAATAAATTATTACTTGCTAATACAAAAGGTAAACAAGTAAATTTTTGCAGCTTTCAACAATATGCTTCTAAAATACATTCTCGTTATATTGTAAAAGAAGTAGGTGATACTGACATTAGTGAAACAGGTAATCCTAAAAATCCATTAAGTCCATTTGAAGTTATTGGATTTATGGGTGGTGAAGTATATGCTATGGGTATAGTATATGTATTTGCTGATGGATTTGAATCTCCTGTTTATCATATTCCTGGAGCACCTAAAAATCAAAGATGGAATTGGAATACAGAAGATTGTGAAGTTACAGATGATGATAGTATAATAGATCCTTGGACTCATGACATAGAACATATTGTACCTAATACTCCTTCAGCTATTAGTGCATATAATATTACTCCTTTTGTAGAAAAATGGAGAGTAAAGGAAACTGCATATAACTATGGTGGATTAGAAGGACAAATGGCATATTGGGAATGCAGACAAAATATTTATGAAGATATTGATTCTTGTTCAACAGGAAATTATTGGGGAGAAGATGTGTGTGGTAACCCACTTGTAAATAGTCCTATAAGACATCATAGGTTTCCATCAAGAGTTTTAGAACCTCATGTAGATAATGATAATTCATTAAATACATTTTTTAATCTTATTGTAACTGTTACTTTAAATGATGGTCAAGTATGGCCTGAACCTGGAGATACTATTGATTTAACTGTTAACTATGAATATGATGTACCTCCACCAACTGTTCAAACTCCTGTTACAGAAAATATTGCTGAGGATGATTTAGTAGATGGAGTATACACTTTTACAGTAGATACAAGACCTGGAAGTGATACTTCATTGTATAGTAATGTATTGTTCTCAGGCACATTGTCTACTTATACAACAGAATTTACAATTACATATAGTGTACCTGAAGCTTATGAAACTTATGTAAATAGTACTACACTTAGACTATTAGGAATTAAATTTACTAATGTAGAGTATCCTCACTCTGATATTGTAGGTCATTATTTTGTTAGAGCTGAAAGAGATGATTTTAATAGAACTATTCTTGATTCAGGTATAGCAGGTAGAGCAAGAAGTACTAACACTAATGTATTTAACTATATTACATTTTCTTATTTTACAAAAGGAAATGATGATGACGATGGACATTCTTATTTACTCAATCCTAAATTTTTATATCAAAAAAGTTTAATTGTACCTGAGTATTTAAAACTTGAAAGAGAGTTTCAATTTGATAAAGTAAATTTAGGTATTAAAAAATTTGATGGAGCAGGGTCTATGTTTGTAGATGTTGACCCACTTATAGAAAGAAGAACTCAAACATATAAAGGAACACTTACAACTAACAGTGATAAAAATTACAACAAGTTAAAAATACTAAGTTCAGATGGATTATCTTATGATGATAACTATGAAATAAATAAAAGAATATATAATGTATCTTGGTCTAACAAAGTACAGATGATTAAGTTAGGTCAAACTCTTCCTAATAGAAGTGGAGATAATAATAGACATATACCTTATGTTACACTTAGAGTAGAAAGAGATGTACATTGTAACTTAAATTCTATTAAGTATTACAAGATGCATAACTGTATGTTAGTTTCAAATTCTACTGAAGATGATTTTGGAATGTATTCAGGAGATGTATCTATTACACATTACAATCTTTCTAATTCTCTTTTAAGAGAAATGTTTAATGGTATATTAGGAGAATTAGTTTTAGCTTTAGCTATTATTGCAGCAGCAGTTACTATTGTACTTACAGCAGGAGGAGCATCAGGATTAGCAGTATCAGCAGTACTTAGTGCAGCAGGTATCCTTATTCCTGTTGCTTTACCTACAATTATAGCTATTACTGCAATTACAGTAGGTGCTATTGGAATAACAGCATTAGTAGTTAAAGGATTTGTAGATGCATTTAAACAAACTGAATTAGATAAAACTGTTATAGATACTGAATTAGATGATTTGTTTACAGGGTTGCTTGGTAATTTTATAGCACTTGCAAATGAACATCTTATAGGTGTATATGTAGAATCAGAAGTTAACACTGCTTTAAGGCAAGAAGAAAGTCATACTTGTGGAGTTTATTACAATTATCAATATCCTAAAATCATAGATTACTTTGTTGAAAGATGGTTATACTATGATGAAACTGAAAAGAAATGGTTGTATAAAGGATTGTGTTGTCCTGAAATATATCATTACAATGTTGACTTTAGTAGAATGGATAAGCAAAAAGTTTATTTTTCATTACCATCTAATTATGAATGTTGTTCAGATTGTTTAGAATCTTTTCCTGATAGAGTGTATTATTCTGAAACAAGTTTTCAAGAAGAGTTAAGTGATAACTATAGAATATTTTTAGCTAACAACTATAGAGATATAGAAGCAGAGCATGGTGGTATTACAGCATTGATAAGGAAAAACAATGCATTATTTGTACTTACAGAAGAATGTCTATGGCATTTACCACAAAATGTACAACAAGGTATTGTAAATGAAATAGTTACATTTATAGGTACAGGAGAATACTTTAGTATTCCACCAAGAAAAGTAGTAGATTCTGATTTAGGTGTAGCAGGCACAACTAATAAATGGAGTACAATTAAATCACCATTAGGTATATTTTTTATATCTGAAATAGAAAAATCAGTTTACTTAGTAAGTGGTGTAGAGGGTGGATTAAAGAAAATATCTAATGAAGGAATGTATAATTGGTTTACTGAGTATTGTAAGTTATACTTAGATGAACAGTTTATTAATACTATAGGACAACATTTTCCAAATAGAGATAATCCAAATAATCCTAATGGTATAGGATTTCATAGTGTATATGATCCTCGACATCAAAGAGTTATAATTACTAAAAGAGATTATGCAATTAAACAGGCTTATTTAGCAAATTTTCAAATAGTAGATAGTTCAGTTGAAGCTCCTGAAGGATTGAGTATAGGATTATATTATGACAACATCATAAATACTTTTGTTTATTACAACATAATAAAGTTTAGTAGTGTATTTTTTAATAATGAAACTTATTTTGAAAATAAATCATTTACCATTAGTTACTCATTACTAACTCAAACTTGGATAAGCTTTCATTCTTACTTACCATTGTTTTATTACTTTGATCAAAAGACTTTTTACTCTTCAAAAAATAATGTAATCTTTAAACATAATATACAAGGTAACTATCAGAAATTTTATAATGTATCATACCCACATATTATAGAAACTGTATCAGTATCTAACTCAATGACTACAAGATTATGGGAGGATATTACATTACAAACTGTAGCTAAAAAGTATGATGCTGCTTTAGATGAGTACTTTGATGAAAAAGATGTAACATTTAATTACATAACATTATATAATTCAAGACAGATTAGTGGTGAACTTCAGATGAATGTTAAAGATATTCAAGCTAATCCTGAAGATTACTTTGAACAACAAACTACTAATGATGTATCACAAGTTGTAATTGATAGAAAAGAAAGAGATTGGCACATCAATGATTTTAGAGATATGAGATCTAATTATGCAGTTCCTATGTTTACAAAAGATTGGAGTTCAATAAGTTCTGTTTATCCTATTGATAAAGTAGTTAATGTAGCAGCTATTAATGTAAATAAGAATTGGTATGATCAAGAATCTTTTAGAGATAAATATTTGATTATGAGATTAAGATTTTCTAACTTTGATGATGTAGAGTTAAGTACTAACTTCACATTAGAAACAGAGCAACCATCTATCAGATAAATTTCAGATTAAAATGAAAAATAATAATAGAGCTGAAAAATTTTTAAGTTATTTATATAAGATGGGAATAGGTGGTACTGTAGGTGATCCTGTAGACCCACAAGCATCTTTTAAGAAAAGTGTTCAACAAGCTAAAGCACATGCACAAAATCCTATAAGGTTAAAAAGATTACAGTTTGAAACTTCTCAAATACCAGGTGGAGAAACTGCTGAGAATATTGTAAAACAGAATTTAGAGAATTTAAGTGAAGCATCATTAGCTACTCCTGAAGAGATAGCTAATGATGATTTTCTTAATCAAATGCATAATCAAAATAAAAGTAAAAACTCTAATGCTTACTTTGTAACTCAACATGGATTTTATCCTCCTGAAATGGTTAATGGAAAACTTCAACAAGAATTTGCAGGATCAAGGTATAATAAGACTGTATATAATGATTCTTTAGAAGATATTGAAAAAGACTACACAGACCAACATGAATTAGTACACAATATGAATAACCCAAGAGTAGGGTATAATAATCCTTATGATTTATTTGGGAAAATTGTAGGTCAAAAAGGAGAACCTGTTGATTTGTATAAACAAATAAATAGTATTAATCCTTATGCTAAATCTCAGATTAAAGCAAATACAATAGTTGATTCTGATAAATATTATGATAACCCTGATGAAGTATTAGCAGGTAAAAGACAAGTAGAGTTAAGACTTCAAAATGCACCTGTAGGAACATTTGTTAAACCTTGGCAATATGGTGATCCTGTAACTGAAGAACATTTTAATTACATGATGAAAGGTGCTAATGAAAGTAGTATGATGAAAGGTGCTATCTTTGGTAAAGATAAAATTAATAACCAAACAGAAGCTGAAACTAAAGCTGCACAACTTAGATTTCAAGAGTTGATGAAACTTGCACAACAGAAACAAGTTAATCCATTAGGTATTCAAACTGCTGCAATGGGTGGAGTAATAGGTAATAAAATAAATTGTAGTTGTGGTTGGTCATGGAAAATATCTGATGGTGGAAATGACCCATATACTTGTCATAAATGTGGACAAGATAATAGTTCTAAAACAAATAATCAAAAAGAAAGCACAATACAAAATAATATGAGAAAGAAAATGGCTTTTGGTGGAATAGCTCCACTCTTTGATATTGCTTCTGATGTATTACTTAATGGTACAATGCAAGCTGTAACAGGTATGATTAAATCTATTAGAGATCCTGAAGTAGAAATGAGAGCTACAAAACCTAATACAGGTTTTACTATGGCTACAGGAGGAGTAGTTGGTGGTGACCCAATTAAGAAAAAAAGAATGAAGTCAGGAGAATATGTAACTGATGAAGTAGTTGTTACTGCTAAAAAACCTACAATGTATGAAAAAAGGGTAAAGGCAGCAGGTAAGGATTCTAAAAGATATAGAAGTTTAGGAAGTGATCTTGCAGCTCCAATTATAAATAATATCCCTGCTACAATTGATAAAAAAGATTCTTTTGTTGAAAATATTTTAGAATATACACCTATTATTGGAAATGCATTAAGTCTTGATGATGCTTATGAAGCAGGTAGAAATATGTTTTATGAAGGAAATTCAAATGGTACTTTTAATAACATATTAGGCATGTCAGGTGTATTTCCAGCTGGTAAAGCTGGTAATTTTTTTAATACTAATAAATATTTAGAAACAGTTGGTGATGCATTAGGAACTACCAGTGTAATGAAAGATGTTTATCAAGATAATCTTTCTCCAATGTTTTCTCAACCTAAAACTAAACAAATTGCACCTCAAACTCCTATGGCACTAAAACAAAAAAGAATGGGTGGTATGATAGACCCATCAATGTATATGCAACAAATGATGTATGGTTCTTATGGTATGGGTGGACAAGTACCTAACCAAGTACCGGTTGAAGTAGAAGGAGAAGAAATGTATGAAATGCCTAATGGACAAGTAGGAGAATTTCAAGGACCAAGTCATGAACAAGGTGGTATTATACCTGTAGTTAATGGAAAAAAAGGACTTCCTGAAGGTACTAAAGTATATTCTGATAGACTTAAAGGTGAAAATGGTAAATCTATGGCAGAGAGAAAAGAGATTAGAGAAAGAAATATAAAGAAGTTGGAAAAGTTGTTGGGTAAAAATCCATCTGATAAACTGTTAAAGGATACTTTAAAAAGACAACAGACTACTGCTGCTTCTGAAGAACAAGGTGATATGGCTATGCAAGAGCAAGCTAATCAACAACAACAAATGCAGGAACAAGCAATGATGCAGGAACAAATGATGGGTAGCTTAATGCAGAATCCTGAAATGATGATGGCATTAGGTGGATATGTACAACGTATGGCAAATGGTACACCTCCTGAAGGATTAGGTAAGATGTATACTGGGTATGGTAGTTATCCATCTTATTTTTATAAAAAACAAGAAAGAGATGTTAATGGAAAGTATACAGGGCCAAATTGGAGTTATTTTAATCCAGCAGGAAAAGAAAGTGATTGGGTAAATATTGATCCTAAACATTCTGCTTATACTGAATTAAAAAATATGGAAGAAAGTAAAGATGCAAATAAATATTTTTTAGCTGATTCTAAAAGGTCAGCTTACAGTATGATGGGTGGCCCACACCAAAATGTAGGACTTGATGGAGAACCAATTACAATGGGTTCAGAAGCACCTGATGGTAACTATAATGGATATAAATTTCCTCAAGTAAAATTTAGAGATTTTCAACAAGAAGAACATAATGCTAAAAGAGATGCTTTTCAAAAAGCACAAGAAGAAAGAAATACTGCACCTAATAATCAACTTGGTGTACCTGATAAAAAAGAAGAGGGCATTCCATTTGAACAGGTTGGAGGAGATATAAACAATCCATATTCGTACTTTGAACTTTATGGTGATGACAATGCTCAAACATCTACAGGAACTAATCCTTATGATGTAATGAATAATGTATTAGGAAATACATTAGGAAATATTTCTCGTTCAAAAGACCCATATATTAATACTAAAGGTGGAATGATTCCTAATCCATTCTACAATGAAGTAATTGGTAATAAAATGTTACCTGAAGAAGACTCTAAGAAACCTAATAAGTTTATGAACTTTTTAAATAATGCAGTAAGCCAAACAGGTGATTTTTTTACAGGAATGTTTGATAAAAATGGTAAACCTAAAAAAGATAAATCTGCTAAAGGAAAAGATGCAAGTAGTGAATATGATTTAACTCGTGGTGATAAAATGGGATTAGCTGCTAATATGAAAGCTAAGTTATTTCCAATGGCAAACACTATGGTTAATAGAATGATGACTCCTCCTGAAGTAAATGCTTATAGAGAATATGGTGCTGAAGGATTAAGAGCTATGCAAGAAGCACAATCACTTGCAGGTATTAATAGAGATAAGCAATTAGCTGATATTAAATTAGGAGAAGAAGCTGGAAGACAAAGGGGTAGAAATTCTGCAAGGGGTGTAAATACTTTAAGAGCAGAAAATGTTCTTTCTGATATGGCATCTAATCAAGCACAGAATCAAGCTTATAATGCTTATGCTCAACAGATGATGCAGTTGTTAGGTCAAAAAGCAGGAATGGAAAATCAACAAGATTCTGTAGTAATGGGTGGTGAAGATAAAAGAGCAGAAAGAACATTGCAAAACTTGGATAATTTTCACACTCAACTTGGTACTGATATTACTACAGGTATTGAATCTGATCTTAATAATGCTAAAGCTTTAAATGTAGCTCATGGTAATCAACAGATTATGGCATTACTTCCAATGTTGTCAAGATATGGTATTGGTATTAGAGATAATGGAAAAGGTGGCTATGATTATTATGATGTTAAGACTAATACTCCTAAAGATGAAAAGGAAGTTGAAGAAATTGTTACTCAAAAACCTGAAGAGATTAAAGTAATACCTGAAAAAAAAGCTTTTGGAGGAGTAGTTAAAAAGTCTAATAATAGGTTTACAAATAAGTTTAACCATATAATGAATCGTAAATAATCATGGGAAGATTTTATAAAACATCAAAGCCTGAGCTTACAGATTTTATGTATAAGCTCCCTGAGAAAGCATTGTTTGCTGCTGTAGAAACTGCTGATAAAAAATATGAAGATCAGGTTAAATATCTTACTGATTTAGAAAAATATCTTAAGGTTAATGCACAGGAAGCTGATGTATCAAGAAGAGATGAATTATTAAAAGAAGCTGATGCTAAGATTAAAGACTTTACTTATAAACTTCAATCAAGTCCTTCTGCTGCTTTAAATAGTATGGGAGAGATTAGAGGTTTTGGTCAGAAGTTACATGAAGATTATACAAGGGGAGAATTAGCAGGAATAGGTGCTGCTTATGATGCTGAAGAAGCTTGGGTAAAACAGGAAACTGAAAGGATGACTAAAGATAAAGGTAGAGTGTTAACAGCTGACATTGAAGATTTTAGAAGAGTCTTTAATGAAAATTATAATAAACCTATCTATGAAACAATAGTTGACCCCGAAACAGGTAAAGAAACTAAAAAGTTTACAGGTTATGGTGGTGGATTAGGTTGGGATCCAAAAACAAGAAAAAGTAAAAATAGCTTTGCAACAGAGAATATTGCAAGCTATATAGATGCTGAAGATGTAGCAACAAAAGCTGTAATTCATTGGAAAGAAGATAGTGATAAAATTCACAACACTCAAGTTAAAGGAAATTACTTAGTAAGTACTGTTGATGGAAAGGTAGTTGCAAATGCAAATGATATTTACAATACAGCATACGATGCTCTTAAGAATAATGATGAACTTATGGGTAGGTATAATCAAAGAGTTAAATATGGTTTAATGTCAGAAGAAGATTTATATGGAAAAATAAATCCTAAAACAGGAGAACATGTAGGTTATCCAATTATTGATAAAGAAACAAAAAAACCAATTATCAATAAAGAAACAGGTGAACCTGAAGTACACAGAGATGAATTTGGTAGAGTAATTCCTGTAAAAGGTGGAATACTTTATGAAACTGCTATGGGTGCTGCTAAAGAATTTGGATTTAATCGTACAGAAAGTGGTATTACAGGTTTGCAGGAAACTGAAGAATATAAACAAAGTCTTCAGTTAGATAAAGAAAAACAAATGGCAACTTTTAAATTAGCCTTAGAGAAGCCACAGATTGATAAAGAAAATCAAGAAACTGTTTTAAGTACATATAACCTTACTGATGATAATGGTAATCCTGTAGCAGCATCAAGAGATGCTTTAAATAAAAACATTGCTCGTAAAAAAGATGGATTAAATGGTAAAGCAGCAAATACTCAATTATCAATTATGAAATCTTTACCTGCTGATAAGCAACTTAAGTTTAATGAGTTATGGACAGCAGCAGTTAAATCAGGTAATTTTAAAGCAGTAAGTAAATTTGCAACAGAAAATGACATAGGATTAAAAGATGGTTCAGGTAGAAGTGTTGGGAATGCTGTTGAAGAATTTTCAAAAGAGTTTGTATCAATGAATACAAAGTTAAATAATGAAGCAAGATTATTAGAAAACACAATTGATGAAACTGCAATAAGATTAGCAAAAGAAGATATTGCAAAAAATAAAGAATCAACATATAAACCTGGCACAGCAGATTATGATGCTGAAGTATTTAAGAGAGCAAATAATTACAAACTTGATTATGAAGCTGCACAGAAAGATCCTGTTAAATCTATGCTAATTCAATTTCACCCAATGGAAAAAGGTGTAAATACTACATTATCAAATTCTTATCAAGATAATAAAAAGTATACTGTCATTACCAGTGCTAACAGTATGGGTGATCAAGTAACTCAAGCAGATAGAGATTACTATAATGTTCAAATGGCAGCATTAGCAAAGAACTTTAACTTACATGATTTGATGGGAGAAGATGGTTCAGGCAGAGTTTTTATTGGTGCAAACACTACAGGTAAGCCAACAAGCTTTACTGATTTCTTAAAGGAAAATAATATCACTGCTGCAAATTTAACTAATATGACATCAGATGGTACAATTGAAATTGAAGGTAAAGATGGTAAAAAACAATCTATTCAAGTTAAGACTGATTTTGGAATTATTCCTGAAGATGTACAAGGAGTTGGTTCTCAAGCAAGACATGTAAAAGTTACATTACAAAAAAAGAATGATGATGGTACATATAGTCTTGAAGATTATACTGTAGTGATGCCAAAGAAATCTATTAAGCTTGAACCAAGATTAGAGAAAATAACATCTGTTCTTTCAGCACAGGCTGAAGCTAAAAATTTAGAAGCTCAGGGTAATACAATGTACAGACATTCAGGTAATCAAATGAATAATGTAGATAAAGAAAAACAATTTATTGAATCAGAATTAGCACCTGAATGTAGAGTTTATCCAAATGAAACAGGTCCAGGTGGACAAGGTAAATGGGTGATAAATGGTAGAGTAATATATGGAGATGCAGGTAGAAAAGCTTATGGTGAATACTTGCAACAACAAGGAATAATAAGTTCTGATTATACACCTGGAGAATATAACAACTTAATACAAACAGGAACATCATCATCATCATCAAGTTATAAAAGAAATTAACAAATTATGCCTGATCCAATAGAACCAGTAAACCAAAGTGGTACACCAATAGATCCAACTATAAAAACAGATTGGACAAAAATTGCAAATAAGATAACTGATTCAGGCTCTGTAGCAAGTGGTAGCTATGGAGATTCACCTGTTTCTTCATCAGGTTCTGTATTAAGTTCTTATGAACAAAATGTAGAAATACAACAAATGGTTAAAGCTGCTGAACAAGAACAAAGAAATACTGATGTAGATAATTGGTGGGAAACTTTATCAAGTGGAACGGCTAATTTATTAAGTGCAACAGTAGCAGGCTTTTCAAACATTATTGGTTCTGCACCTGAAATGTTAGATTTTGGGATAGCACTTGCTACAGGTAATGCAGCAACTCACATATTAACAGGTGGGGCATCTTCAGAAACAACTAACATAAATCCTATAAGAGCATTATATGAAGGTGTAGATTTATTACTTGATGTAGAAGATGGTGATAGAAAAAATGTTTTTTCAAGAACTGCTGAAGAAATTGATGCTTACAGACAAACTTATTTCCAAACAAGAAATAGTGATGAATGGAATGCTATAGATGGTGGTTGGACAGAATATATAGTTAATCAAGGTAGTTCTGTAGTAGGTGGAATAGTTCCATTTATTGTACAAGGTATAGCTTCAGGTGGTGTATTAAGTGCATTAAAAGTACCACAACTGGCAGCTAAAGTTGCTACTGCTCATTTTCTTACATCTACAGCAGGATACTTAGCTGCTAATGAAACTTATGATAAGGTTTATGATGAAGTAATGAATGACCTTTCTCCTGAATTTAAAAGTTATAAACAAACAGCTTTTCAAGAAGCTTATGATAATGCTATAGAATCAGGAGCAAATTCACAAGATGCAGCATGGGCAGCAAGGAAAGCAGAAAAGGCAGCAATTAAACAATTTGGATTAGATAATCCTGATGTAGATAAGATTGCTAAAGCTAATGCTAAAAAAGGTGCTGCAATTACAGCAGGTGTAAACTATGTACCTATTATGGCATTAAACTTAGCTACAGCAGGTTTGTTTACAAGAGGACATTATTTATCTCAAGAATTACTTAAGAGTGGTTCAAAATGGTCAGGTAAAGAAATTTTATCTGAAATGGGTCAAGAAGTTGTTGAAGAAACTTTAATAGAAGGATTAGGTGGGGATATTGGTTATCAATATGGTGTAGGTAATAAATCTTCAATTATTCCATTTACTGATAAAGGGTATGGTTTTACAGATGCTTTTAATAACTTTTTTGGTTATGAAGAAATCAATGGTGAACAAAAGTGGAAAGGTTGGCAAACCTTTGAAACTGCTTTTTGGGCAGCAGCAGGGTCAGCAGGAACTACAGGTTATATGCAATCTCGTGATGGTGGCCCACAAGAAAGATGGGGAGGTAAAACAAAAGCTGAAAGATATGTTGAACAACAGGAGATGATTAAAAAGTGGGATTCAATTGGTAATGTTGGAAACAACATGGGATTAATTGAAAGTTTAACAACATTAAATAAATCTAACAAAGAAGTTTTAGAATTACAAAAACATCAGGAAAAATTAGTAAAAGCAGGTAAGAAAGAAGAAGCTAAAGCTGTTGGTGATAAAATATTAAGTGTTCAGGCAATGATAGCTTTTAAATCAGGTACTACTGAATCTCTTATCACAAATTATGAAAAAATAGCTAATGATACAAAAGTAGATAAAGAAATAAGAGAAAGAGCTAAAGAAGGAGTAACAATGATTAAAGACCTTGAAAAAGTATTTCAGGAGTCTATGACAAAGTATGGAAACTCTTCAGAAGTATATAACAATAGAGCTAACAATTATACTTTAAATAAACTTAATGAAACTATTGATACTGAAATTAGAGAACAAAAGGGTAAAGCAGAAACTGCTATTACTTCTGCTCTAAGAAATAATGATCTTAGTTTACGTGGTGAAATTGATATTTATGAATCAAGTGATGGTAGTACTGATGGGGTAGTTGGATTCAGCAATGTTCCTACAGGTAAAGTTGGGGTAGAAGTTGGATACAACATTGATAATTTGTTGGAAAATACTTATGCAAATGCTATTGACCCACATGAATCACAGAAGGCTGGTATCCAAGAGAAGTTCTCTAAAGATGCAATGAAGATAAAAGATGCAAGAGAACTTGTTGAGTTACAGGAAAAAAAGAAAGAGATTACTAAAATCATTGATGAAAATAACAAACAGTTTAATAAAATAACTGATCCAGCTTATCAAAGATCATTGAAAGCTCAAAACAAATTACTTACAGATGTAGAAAAAGATAGTGGGTTAGAAGATTTAAAAGGTACTGATGCCTATATGGAAGCTATTGATAAAAAGTTAGCTAAATATAAAGGTAAGATTCTTGATGAACAAGCAAGTAGTATTAGAGAACAATTTGAAGTACTTAATAATATTGAAAAAGCTGTACTTGCAAAGAAGAATGATGATAAGATAAAAGAAGCTTTAAAGAAGGAAGAAGAAGAAAAAAAGAAACTTCCACCTATAGATAAAAAGATGTTGGCAAATGTAGCAGTTAAGTTTGCTAAGAATGAACCATTGTCTGATGCTGAAAAAGAATTTGTACAGAAATATCCTGATGAAGTTAAGAAAGCAGTTGATATTCTTAAGAAGAATGGTAAACTTGATGATGAAGCAGAAATAGATGAAGATGAGGAAAGAAAAAAACTTGCAGCAGAATTAGCTGCTTTACATGAAGCATTGGGTGATGTACCCACTGATAATGAGTTGAATAAATTATTCTCTAACTTTCCCCCTGCAATTAGAGCTAAGGTATTATCAATTGTTAACAGTATAAAAAGTGCTAAGGGTGAAATAGCTGTTGCACCAATAATTAGAGTATTAGGTAAAGCTAATGCAGAATTGTTATTGCAATCATTAGTGGCTGATGGAAAATTGAGTTTTGAAAATGATAAGTATACCAGAGTTTCTAATACACCAGTATTTTCTGAAACCCTGTTAAAGATTATGAACTCAACAAAGTTCATTGATGCAGGTGGAAAAAAGATATTGATACTTCCATTAGACAGTTCTAAATTAGATCCTGATCTTTTAGATAAATTAAAAGCAGCAGTAGAAGAATTACGTGAAGCTATTAAAAATGGTCTTGCACCTAACTTTAAAGTATCAGTTGATTCAAGAGATCCTAATAGAGTTGTTATAGAGAAAATTGTAGCTGAAAGTTTCTCACCTGCTGAAGAAGACTTTGACAGAGAATCTTTTTCTCCTTATGAAGAGAAAGAATTATCTAAAGAAGCAAAGGAAAAAGCTGCTGGGATAGTAATGGACTATGTAAATAGTATGATGGGTGAAGGTGGAGAAGTACCTTCATTTGAACAGTTCTTGAGAGATTTTATTTTTCACAATAGTGGTAGTGTAGCAGGTGCTCAAAAAGCATTTAATCTTTTGAAAGAAGGATGGAGAGCTAATAAAGATTTACCACAAATACCACTTTCACACTATGAAGCAATTTACAATAAATTGTTTGCTAAATCTAAAGCATCTCTTGCTGATGAACTGTTAGGTTTATTGGAAGAAGAAGTAAAACACACTGATGAAAAAGCTGCTGAAAAAGTATTAGAAGAAACTGCTGAACAATTAGAACCTGAAAAAAAATTAGAATTAAATGATGATGGTAGAGTTATTAATCTACCTAAGAGTACTACATCTACAGTAACTGTAGAGTTGGAAAATGTAGATTCTACTTTTGGATATGCTTCAAGAGAAGCTATTCCAACAACAACTGTATTTGAAGAAGATGGAGAAACATTAGTAGATATTGGATATGAGTATGGTGAAGAAGGACTTAATGAAGGTAATCTTACCAAACCTTTAAAGTTACTGCATCCTGATCAATATAATCCAGGTACAGTATTAGAGGTTGTAATTTTAGAAGGTGCTGAGTTAGATAAATTACAAGTTCCTGTTAGAGAAGAAGATCCTTTAAATCCTGCTTATGGTACAGTATTAAAAGATGAAAAAGGTAAAAGAAAAACAGAAACATATAAGAGTTATTTAAAAAGAAAACTTGATGAGAATCCTAACTTCATGTCCACTCAGGAATATGAAGATAACCTTCCTATGCTTATTAAAGATGAGGATGGTGACTATGTTGCATTTGTACATGATGTAATGTGGTATCAGGATAAGTTTGAAGGACAGAGAGCTGAAGCAATTGCTAAAGTAAGAAAGATAAGAAGAGCTGCCCTTAATGCTAAAGCTAATGGTAAACCATTTAACATTGTAATTACTAAGAAAGAGAGTGGTACATTTAGTCCAATGAAATTGGATAAAGAAAAATCAATTAGTGAAGCAAGTCCACAATCTCAAATTGGAGTAATGGATAAGCATGGTAAGATAATGTTTAATGGTAAACCTTTTGAAGGTAAGATTGTAAATAAAGAAACTATTGAAAAAAAGAAATTATTTTATCAACCTTTAGATATAAGAAGATGGGGAACTGATGAAAATGGTGAACCAACTTATATGGTATTTCCTACTTTTTCAAGAAAACTTACATCAACCCAATCAGAAACATTATTTCAAAGTGTTATTACATATTTGGTTGGTAAACAATATTATAAACATAAAAATAATAAATATACACCTTATCTAATTGCTAAAAAACATTTTGCTACAGCATTTGGTGAAATAGATCAAATAAAAATTCTTGATGGAATATTGAGTCAAAATGTAATAGTTAAATCTGAAAAAATAAATACAACAGGTAATATTCAGGAAGATGCACAAAAGGTACATAACATTAAATTAAAATCTTGGGAAACAAGTGGTACAAAACTACTTCCTTATATTTATACTGAAAGCAGAAATGTTGTTTTTTGGTTTCCGGGTATGGATGCACCTGTTATATTAGATGCTGAAACATTTATGGATAATGCTGAAACTGATGAAAAGGTAAAGTTACTTAAAGAGTTCTTTAATCATCCTGACCTTTTATTTAATCCAACATTTAAATCAGCACTTCCTGTAATTAAAGCTTATGAAAATCAAAATGGTGAAATAGTTTTTGAACAATCTTCAGATACTTATGAAGAGTATGTAAAAGATCATCTTGAAACTAATATAGGTAGTTACAATGTAGGTACTCAAGAAGAACCTATGTATGTAACAAGAATGCAACCTGTATATACTTATGCTCCAACAGATGAAGCACCTGTAAGTAGAAAGACAACAAATGAAGTTGTTAAAAAAGCAGCACCTATAGTTAAACAGAAAGCTACTTATATAACTGATGTATTAACTGATGAAGAATTAGATGCTGCATTAGGTACTATTGAAGACTACAACTTCATTGGTGAAACTGCTGAAGAAAAACTTGAAGATGCTAAACAGGCTATTGCAGAAAACACTAATCAGTCTAAAGAAATTGTAAGTCACTTAGAACCTAATGATGATAAAGTAAGTGAAGGTGATGCCAATGAAATTAATCACCTGATTAAAGTAGCTGAAAATCAGATTAAGTGGGTCAATGAATATTTTAGTGATGAGATACCTGATGTTGATAGAGAATCATTTTCACCTGCTGAAATGGCAGATGAAGATGCTAAAGAACTTTTGAAACAAATATTTAAAATTGAAGGGTTGAGTCAGGTACACCAAGCTCAACTTATAGACTTCTTATTTAATCAGTTATCAGACAACTTTAAATTAGATAATTCTACTAAACTAAACAAGGGAGAACTTGCTGTAAATGCTAAAAAAGAGTTGATGAGTTTAATGTCAGATAATAAGAAAAATTTAACTGATACATTAGCTTCATTAAAGTTAGTACCTAATTATGAAAATGATGCTAAGATAAAAGAACTTGTACTCAAATATGAAGTGGCATTAGATAAATTTAAAATTGTTGAAAAGAACTTAGATACAATTGTTGATGAAGCATTTAATAAGTTGTACAAGTTTGCAGGTATTAAAGCTAAGACAACTAAGAATGAACAGGGTGAAGAAGAAATTACAATAGAAGCTAAGGATTTAATGAATGAGAATCCTGACAAAGAAGAGTCTGAAGAATTAGATGAGTATGGTGAAGATGAAGCAATGTCTGAAAGAGAAGATAATTATTCTCAGACATCATTAGAAAAGAATGGTAAAAATAGTATTACATCTGAACTTAGATTATTCTTAGCAAAGATTACCAACATTAATAGTAAAACAGGATTACCTGTATTAGGTGCATTTGGTGTAACAACCTTTGTAGACTTTGATACTGTATTCAATACTATACAAGCATTTCTTGCTGATCAACCTGTAGACTTTGATATACAGATGAAGATACTTGAAGATTTGTACATTGATACACATCCTTGGTTAAAAGAAGCTATTGTAAAATTAAGAGCTGCTGATAAACAGATTCAAAATTCATTTGCAAATAAGATGGGCACTCACTCTTTGAAGATGGAGTTTGCCATGTATTCTTTTGACCTTAATACAGGTAAGTATACACTTAGGGTAACAGATACCAATCAATCAGCTATTGTTAAGAAGATTGCATCTACTTGGAATAATAATTTATTTGCAGTAAGTAATCCACTTATCACTGAAGAAGATGGAGAATACATTGTTGATACAGGTGTTGCAAATAATTTGTTAGAAGAGTATGACTCTTGGTTTGCAGGTCCAAAAGATTTAGCAAATGTAGATAATAAACCATTAGTTGAAATTGTAAAAAGTAAACTTGGTGTAGGTAAATCAGGTACAGTTACACTTAATCCTAATAATCCTGCTCACAGTAAGTTCTTAGCTCAGATAGGTAACAAACTTGATACCACTAAGAAGATGACAATGAATGGTTCACCTTATAGTGTAACCCTTAATAAGAATGAAAAGGGTGAAAGTGTTCTTACTATTGTACCATTTCAAGAACACGTTGTAGGAAGAGCAGTTAAGGGTTACATGAAGTTGACTAAAGAAGAGAGAGCAGAAGCTGTTAGTGAAGTACAAATATGGTTATCTTATTTTGGTATTGAATTAGCTGATGCAGCAATAGAACAAATCTTTACTAATAAAATATTTAGTGATGGTGAGTTATTGACAGCTACAGGATTCTTTATGAAGAGTGATAATACTAAAGGTGCAATTGGTAAACTTGCAGCTTGGTGTCAGGGAGTAAAAAATGGAAATGTTGAAACTGACCTTACATCAGAAACTAACCTTACAGGTAATCCTTTAGATGATGGTGCAATCAGATCAACACTTGCATATCTTCAGTCAAAGTATTCTAAAAACATTGTAACTAATTCATTTAGAGATGGTAAAAAATCTATTTATGGATTTACTGCATTGAAATATGTTACTGACAGATTCAATGAGTTGAAGGATGCTTCCAGTAAATCACCTCAAGAAAGAAAGAAGATAACTGATGACATCCTTACACAACTTCAATCATTGTCTTTTTCAAAACAATCTCTTTGGTTAAGTTTGATGGATCCAAATGGTGATTTTGGTTTAGGTTCTAAGTTTGGTATATCTCACTTGGGTCTGACAGCTATTACTGAAAAAGGTAAGAAGAGTTATAAGGATAATGATATCACAACATTAAGTGATACTGACCATGAAGCTACTAAGATTACTATGTTTCAAGATATGAAACAGGGTTCAACAACTAAGACTTACAGTACAGGTAAAAAGTTATTAGCTATTCCTTTAAGAGTATCAAGATTCTTTTTCCCAACAATGTCAGATAAGTCAACAATGGTTGTTGTTAAAGCACCTGCTTTTGATTTAACTAATTCTAATTTCTATAATGTTGATGGTGAAGGAAATGTAGGAGTACATGAAGATATCTTGGAACTGTTGTATGAGCAAATTGCTCTACCTGAAATTACAAGAATGTTTGCTTATAAAGAGAAGAATAAGAAAACCAATATCAAGAGTTATGATAATGGTGCTGGTATGTTATTCTTTTTACCTAAGTTAAATGATTTAGAGATTACTCTTACTAATGGTAAAAAAGTAAACCTTAGAGAATTTATCAATAACAGTAGCACTACTCTCAAAGACCTTGATGCTTATAAATCTCAAATACTTCCTGCTATTCAATCATTTGTACAGTCATCAGTTAATGAGAAATTGGATAATTGGAAAGAAGGTGGAATATTGAATGAGTTTGGAGAATTGGATTTTGTTGAAAAAGAATATTTAGAGAAGATTAAAAAAGCTAAGGACAAAGATTCAAAGATTTCCAATACTCTAATTGCAGCTTTTGACTTTGAGATTAATCAGATTATAGCTAATGCCAATATGTTTATGACAGTTATTGGTGACCCTGCTGTATACTATAAAGCTAATCCAAATGATCCTGCAATGACTCAGGTTAAAGAAACCTTTGTAAATGTAGGTAAGAGATTAGCTGCAATGATAGCTCCAGGTTCTAAAATTAATAAGTCTGAGAATGAGCAGTATATTCAAATATTCTTAGATGACAGATATAAGATAGCTGACAACATTGAGTTCTTAACTAAGTTGTTGGATAATAAAGCATTTGACAGAGAAGAGTATAACAAGATTATGGCTATGCCTGTAAAAGGTAAAGATGAATTAGAAACTCAAAAGTTAAAAGCAGCTAAAGCATCAGCTATTAAGTTCTTTAATGCTAAGTATCCTAAGTCAAACAATTACTTTTATATGGAAGCTACTAATGCACAGGAGTATACTACCTGGCAGGAACACTTACACATATTAGAAAATATGGGTAGGGTAGCTGATGCTGCAATCAATATTACTCCACAGGAAATAGCGGTAGCTAAGAAATTATTTGCTGATGGTACACCATTAGAAGATATGACTGAAGCTCAAAGAGCAGTAGTAAAGAAAGTATTACAACCTATTAAACCTGTATATACAGGTCAAATATATGATGCTGAACAAGATGTAATGAGAATGATGTATATTAAGACATCATCTTATCCACTTATTCCACAACTTACTAAAGGTATGGAGTTGGATGTTATCAGAGAAACTTTGGAAGCAGTAGAAAAGAAGACTGGTAAACATGTAAGAGCATCTTATGAATCAGGTAATAAAGTTGGTGCAAACAACAATGCATTAAAAGTATTTAATCCTGATGGCACTGCTATTGAACATAAGAAACCAAAAGAAGGTAAGAAAGATGAACTTGAATTTGATGTAGATAAAATTCTTGAATCATCTCTTACACTTAATAGAAAAGACTTTAAGATTCAGTTAGATGTACCTTTTAAATCTTTCAAAAGAAAAGAAGATACTGTAAGTATGGGTACTCAGCTTACCAAAGTATTATTTGGTAATGGTATTATGGATATTGAAGGATTTAAGTTAAATGGTCAAACTTATTCAGGTAAACAGTTACAGGAACAATTTACTAATCTGTTTGCAGATTTGGTAAAACTTAAACAAACACAACTTTGTGAAGAGTTGGGAGTTGACCCTGTTACTTTTAAACCTACTGATGTTGTAGCAACTGCTGTTAAAGTACAGAAACTTTTAGTACAGGAAGCTATTGATAAAGGTTATGGTAAACAAGACATTGATGCTTTACAAATATCTTATATCTATGATGAAGATGGTAAGGTTACTGACTTTAAATTTGAGATGCCTATTTGGATGTCTGCTAACTCTAATAGATTTGAATCACTGTTAGTATCTATTGTTCAAAGTAGAATTGTTAAGATGAAGTTTCCTGGAAACTCATTTGTAGCAGGTAGTGAAGAAGGTTATAAGTTTAAATACAATCTTGATGATGTTAAAGAAAATAGAATTGTATGGACTGATAAATGGAGTGGTAGTTTAAAACCTGCAACCTTTGATGACAAAGGTAACTTTATTTCAGCTCAAGTACTTGTGCCTGCTAAGTTTAGAGATAGTGAAGGTAATCTCATTAATCTGATGGAAAAAGATCCATCTGGTAAAGGATATAAGTATGTTGATGAAACAAATTTAGGATTCAGACTTAAGAAAGGTAAGATTGCTGAAGAATTAATGTCAATAACTTCTTTTAGGATTCCTACTTCAGGTCACGTATCTGCATCACAGTTTGAAATTGTTGGATTCCTTCCTGAAGAGAGTGGTGATTTGATGATTTTACCTGCAAACATGACTGAACAAAAAGGTCTTGACTTTGACGTAGATAAAGAAACTGCTTATAACTTATGGACTACATCATTAGATAGTGGTACTATTATTCCATTAAATAAAAACTCTAAGAATGTAAGTAGGTTAGAAGAAAAACTTATTCAGAATGAACTGATTAAAATTCATAAATCAATCTTTACTTCTTCTAATGCAGAAGTTCAAAAGAAAATCAATGGTGTGTTGTCAATTGCTTTTGCTAAACAACAGGCCCAAATGATTGATGATATTTTGGAAGGAGAAAAAGATGATACTAATTTTAGTCCACTGAACTCTGAGTATCAGAAAGGTAAAATGTTTTTAGGTGCATCAGGTAAAGTAGGTACAGGTGCTTATTCTTTAGATGTAACTTCTCATTCTTTATTTGAGCAGGCTAAAGCTAATGGTAATCAACTTATATTGATGGCAGATGAAGAAACACCTTTAGAACTTACTTTTGGTGAACTTACATCTCATGGTAAATTAGGTGAACCTAAAACATTGAAAGTCAGTAAAGTAGAATTTATTATTGCAAGGTTGAAAGCATTGAATACTAAAGAAGGTGATGATGCTGCTGATTTGATAAAAGATAATGAAAACTTTGCTGATGATTTTATAGAAGGTCAGGCATCTATTAATCCTGCTTTTGCAAAAATTCTTGAAGATTATAGTAGTTTACAAAGACCTATTGCTGAAGTACTGATGGAACTTCAAAATATTGCAGTAGATAATGAGAAAGAACAGGTAATGGGTAAGGTAAATATTAATGGTATAACATTAGATATATCTAAGGTTATGGCATTGTTAGGATTTGATAAAGGTGCAGATGGTAACTCTATTCAATTCTTATTCTTATCCCAACCTATTGTTAGAGATTATGTAAAGATGATGAATAATGCTTCATCTAATCTTGCAGAATATGATCCTGATAAAGAAATAAAAGTACTTAATGCTCTTGCTAAAAAGTATGGTTTCTCTCTTGCTAAACCTGTTGAAGGTAATGGTGAAGCATTAACTAATGCAACAATGCTTGGTCAGCTTACAAATCATTCAGCATTATTCCAACAGGAAGTATTACAGAGATTTCAACTACTTCAAGAGTATGGTTTAAAACTTAGATCAGTACAGACATCTATCAATATAGATTCTAAAGGTTTAGGTAAATCTTTACCTGAAGTACAGGAAAAACTTGAGTCTATAAAATCTTTGTTCAAGAATAAGTCAATTAAAAATGCAGGAGCATTGATTGGTGAAATTGCATCTCCAACTACATCACGTACACCTGAGATGTTGACTAAAGAAGAATTTGTAAATTTAGGTGACAATGTTTGGGTTAAACCTACTACTATCAGTGGACATATTGCTATTGCAGGTTTAAGTTTTGCTAATGGATTGTGGGAGAAACATTTTCCTTATAATTCAAAAGTAGTAGCAGCATTAAACAAAGAAATATTCTCAATTCTAAGTTTAGGAGAAGTAAGTGAGTCTAAGAAAATTGAAAGAAAACAATTGATTCTCAAAGAGATAAAGAAATTTATGAATACTGTTGCAGCAGAATCAACACTGTTTGAGAACAATACTGCACAGGGAGAAAGACATAGGTTGTTCTTTGATTCAAGAGAAGATAACAAAGTATCATTAGCTTCTTATGTTCAGAAGTTGATGAAAATACCTTACTTTGCAAATAACAAATTGTTCCAAGTAATGGAATATGAAACATCTACTGTACCCGGTAAACCTTCATTGATTAAATTTAATAATGCAGCAGCAGCTAACTTTGATGAAAGTTATATGACTAATGCATTACTTCAGTTAATGGAATCTAAAATATCCTTGCCATCATTTAATGGTGAAACTTATAATACAAGGATGTTAGCTCAAGACATGATTAACTATGCTATTCTTGAAGGTGGTGTACAGGAAGTAATTCAATTTGCTAAGTTCATTCCTATAGATTATTTAAAAAGAATGGGATTCTCTGATGCATTAGCTTCTCTTGATCTTAATGGTGATGCAGCAGCTAAGTTTGGTATTACATCTGAAGAAGTTGGAAGTGAAAACTATGTACCAAGTAGATTTGCTGTACAATTTGCACAAAATAATACTAATATTCTTCCTAAACTTGATAACTTAGTTAATCTTGATGAAGAACAAAAGTTAAAATTGATTAAGAAAGATAAGTTTACTTTTGCTGACCTTAAAGCTACTGCTGAAGTAACACCACCATTTATAGTGTTAAGGGTTAATGGTGAAAATCATTTATGGGGATTGCATGGTACAGAGTATCATAAGATTATAGTTGCAGGTATAAATGGTATGAGTGAATATGATGCATCAGCAAGGGCAGTTAAATCTTTAATTACTACACGTAAGAAAACAAAGGTTAAAGCTCCTAAAACACCATTACCTGTAGCAGGAGAAGCTACTAATATGGTGAGTAAAGAAAGATTTGGGTTAGGTATAGACAATATCAGTACTGTTATTAAGAATATGATTGCTGATAAATCTATTAGTCCTGACTTAAAGAAACTTGCTCAAGCAATTTTACCATTTGTAAATAATGAAACTAAGATTGTAGTAAGTGAAACTATTGCTAAGGGTAAATATAATCCTGGCACTAACACTATTACTATACCACCAAGAACTGCTCAAGCTGATAAAAATGAACTGATTAGAGTATTCCTTAAAGAAACTGTTCACTCTATTACTGATAATCAACTACTTAAGTATCTTAATCCTGATGGTACTCTCAACAATTCTCTTGGTGAAATACCACAGCACATTACAGATTTATTAAAAATCTATAAAGCTGCAAGGTTAGGGTTAGAAAAAAAGTATGGTGTTGATGGTATCAATACTGTAATGGAGAAAATTAAAAAACAGAAGAGTATAAAAACAGCTACTGAAATTGAAGCTGCTAAAAAGGATGAAAATATATTATTAAAACAATTTGAAGCAAAAGTACTTTATGGAGTTACTGACATCTTGGAGTTTGTAGAAATGATGATGACTGAACCTGAGTTTCAGACAGAAATGGCAGCAATAGATTATGGTGCAGGTAATAAGAATTTGGTAGATAAGTTCTTTGATTTCATTAAACAAATGTTTAGTGATTTAGGTATTGCAGTTGGTGAAGGTAGTATTACTGCTAATGCTATTAAAGAGATTTTCAATGTAATGAAGGATGCTAAAGCTGATGTTGAAGCAGCAGAAATAGATATTGATACTACAGTATGGGATACTTCTAAGTTTAGTATTTTCTTAAATGAAGATAATGAATATGAGATTTTAGCAGATGATGGTTCACTCATTGATGTTGCCCCAACAATGGAAGAAGCAAAGATTAGATTTGCAGAAATTGTTAAGTCATTTGAAAAAACAAATGAAGCTAAGAAGAATGCTGATATAGAAGAAATCAACTTTATGGTTGAAGCTAAAGACTTAGTATTAAACATTGATGATATGATTATCAATGACTATGAAGAATGGTCAAAGTTAATTAAAGATGTTAATTTGGAAGACTACAACAATTATCCATTTGTTCAGAGCTACTTTAAAGAAGCAGGTGCTGTTGCAGTGCCTGAAGAAATTGACTTTATCAATAAAAATATTGATAAGTTTGAAGCTATGCTTGCTAAGTTTGATACAAAATCTCCAACAGAACTTGCTGAAAAACTTAAAGATTATACTCCACCTGTAATCCTTACTCAAAAGAAAGTTGATTTGTCTGATGATAAGGATACTGATTTGAATAATGAAGTTGAAGAATCAGGTGCATTTACAGCTTATGAATTATTTCCAAAGGTATTTGCCAATGAAGAACAAAGTAATGCTTTGGATTCAATGAATAATTTTCTTAAAGATAAATCAGCAAAAACTTATGTATTAACAGGTGGTGGTGGTACAGGTAAAACCACTATCATGAAAAAGTTATTGAGTAATAATCCAGGATTAAAAGTAGTAGGTGGTGCTATTGGACATAATGCAAAAGAAGTTCTTAAGAAATCAATAGGTAGTAGAGCAACTATTTCTACAATAGCTTCAATGATTGGATTAAAATTAGATGATGCATCAGGTACATTTATGATTGATAAATATTTTGATGTAAGTAAGTCACCATTGAGTGGAGCACAATTAATTATCATAGATGAATGTTCTATGATTGATGAAGAGTTTTTAGCACATTTATCTAAAGTTCAAAAACTTGTTGCACCTAATGCTAAGATTATCTTCATGGGTGATAATGCACAGTTACCACCAATAAGAGAAAAATATAGTAAACTTGAAGGACAAGATTCTCCTACATTTACTGCATATTCAGGTAATTATACTGCACACTTAAGTAAATCAATGAGGCAAGAAAAAGACTCAATGATACTTACAGTAGCTAATATGGTTGCAGCTAATGTTAGAAGTAATGCAATTGTTAAGGATGTACTTGAAGGTAAAGAAGCTAAGTTGCATAGTGATGAAGTTCAATTTAAAGATAGTGATCAAATTGATGCAGCAATAGAGGCTGATTTGAAAAAAGATAAGTGGGGAACTAAGGTTATAGCATTCTCTAATGTAATCAGAAAATATTGGAATGGTAAGGCAAGAGTAATGTTGTTTGGTGAACAGGGTGCTAAACGTAAATTCAATGTTGGTGAAATGATATCTCCTCAATTTACTGATGAGAAATTAAAGAATCAGTTTGGAGAAGAAATAGGTGTATATAATGGACAACACTTTGAAGTAACTAAGGTAAATGAAGTACCTAATGGTATTGCTATAGCTTACTATGATACTAAAACAAACAAAGAGTCTTACAGTACATATATGGCTTATGACCTTACTATTAAGTCTGCTGATGGAATGGAGTTTAACATTAGAGTTAATGATGAATCATTAGATTTTAAAGCTTTTCAAGCAGCTCAAAAATCATTGTATAACTATTATTCAAAATTACCAAGAGGAGAAGCTGATAGAGTTAAGAAAACAATGTATGAGAAAAATAAAACAGCATTTAGATCTGTTGAATATGGTTATGCATTGACTTCACACAAAGCTCAAGGTTCTGAATTTAATAATGTTTATGTATTTAAGAATGATATTTTATCAAATGGTACTTCTACTAAGTCTAAGAATCAGGCATTATATGTAGCATTGTCAAGAGCTAAGAAGAAACTTACTGTCATTAAAGATGTATTTAATCCTGATGACTATTTAGATTTAGAAACTTTTTCTCCTGCTACTGAAAAAGAATTATCTTTGTCTGAGGAACCTTGGACATTAGAAACAAATGAATGTGGTATTTAAAATAATAATAAACTATGAGTTGTAAACCATTTAAAACATCAGAAGCAAATGCTAAATCATTCCTTAGAACTAAAGGAGTTATTGATGAGTTTCTAAATGTAAAAGATTTAAAACAATTTAGAAAACTACATACAGAATTGAAAGGTCAGGCAAAGTCAAAGTACTTTGCCAATGACCCTCAATGGAATGAGAAATTATTCTTTGAAGATGGTAATAAAATAGTACCTAATAAATTAGTATTCAAACAGATAGATAACATCAATGGTGTTAAATATTCTAAGTTTGATAAAGGTAGTATTGACCCTAATAATGTAGAAGATATTTTAAAAACATTAAGTGATAAGTTTAGTATTCCTTATGAAACTGTAAATGATAATTCTTTACCATATTCAGGTAAGTTTGAAGATGGTAGAGTTTATATTAACTTAGCTAAGGTTACTCCTGAAACTGCTTGGCATGAATTTGCACACCCATTTATTGAACAGGTTAAAGAAGATAACTCTAAGCTGTATAAAAGTTTATCAAATGAAATTCAGACTTCTACTTATGGTAAACAAGTACTTGCAGAAGTTAAAGAGTTATATCCTGAGTTAGATGAAAAAGGACAAATAGAAGAAGCAATAGTAGAAACTATTGCAAGACTTGTTACAGGTAAAATTGATTTAAAAACAATAACTGAAAACAAGACATTATTTCAAAAGGCTTTAGAGTTTATAAATAACATCAGAAAGTTTTTAGCTTCTTTAATCAGTAAAGAGTATAATAAAATTCATGATTTTAAACTTGAAGAAAAATCTATTAATTATACTGATATAAACATTGCTGCTTTAGATAAGGATTTTAGATTAAAACATTTTGCACAAATGATGCAATATGGTCATAGGATAAATTTATTGGAATATTCTCCTTTAAAATATGAAAATAGACCTCAATCTGAAGAATACATCAATATGCATTATGAACATATTACATTTTTAGGTAGAGTAGAAAATGTACTTCATGTTTTTAAAACAATGCCTTCATTACACAAATTAACAAATAAGGGAAGAGCTAATTTTTTAGAAAAATTACTATTATTACATAATGTATTTACAGATAAAAAACATAGTGAGTTTAGGCAATTATATCCTCAATTGTTTCAAGAAAAAGATATTGCATCAATAAATACCATTATTAATATTTTTTTTAATGAAGAAGAAAAAAATACATTAGTTAAAACTCGTACAAGAAGAGATGATTCAAGTGATGATAAACTTATTCAAGAAAAAGTTTTAGTTTTTGATGAATTAATAAAAAATATTGATGCAGATTTATTCATTAATAATTCAGCTCAAAACTATTTATCAGTAATAACTAAATTTAAAACTAATGAAACCAAAGTATTTCAACAATTAAAAAATCAATGGAAAGTATCTGATTTTGGTGGGGTGCATCATCATATTGGTGCATATATGAATAATGCAGGAGCAAAAACTCTTTCAGATGCAATACAATTATTTATTGATTTAATGAGTAAGAATATTCCAATGGAATTAGCTACTTATTCAAGTAAATCAAAAAGTGTTCCACATGGTGCTATCAAGCTTTCTTTTAAAGGAGATTCACCTATAATGGAAAGTTACTTACAAGATATAGGTAGTGCATTAATTGATTATAAAGGTAAAAAGAAAAGATATACAAATCAAGGTCAGTATGCTATTAGATTAACCTTAGATGATGAGTTAAGATATTCTTATGATGAATTATTTATTAATGCTACTCAACACAACATTGATAAAATTGAGTTACTTGATAATTATGATTATTATAATGAAGGTAATAATAATCTGACTCTTTCTAACGAAGATTTTGAAAAACTAAAAGAATTATCTGATTTAACAGGAGCACCCATTGTAGAAGGTAGCAAAGTAGTTTATCAACCTACTACTGTTAAACCATATAAAGGTGCATCAGTTAAGTATAGTAAGTTTGGAAATGAAGTTAAACCAGGAGTACAAGAATTATTTGATACTAATTCTGAATTATCTTCTATTGGTACTGCTGAACAATATTCTCAATATTTAGATACTATATTTCCTAATAGTAAAGTAAAAGATATTGTTTATCATTTTGGAGGAAAACCTTTATCTGAATTTAGAAAAACTAATCGTGGAAAAGGTATTTATTTTACAACAGATATAAATGGCAAATATGTATTTTACCCTAATAATGTAACAAATAAATCTGAAGAAAGTAGAACTACTGCTATTGTAAATATTAAAGATGTAAAGTATGGAGAAAGTTCTAAACTTTTTAAAACATCAACTGATAAAGAAAATTTTTATTATAATAAAAATCAGTTATCAAAATTACAAAATAATATAAATGAATTAAGAAATAACAATGCACCTAAAAGTGAAATAAATGAAGCCATTGAACTAATAAATGATTTTGAACCTAAACCAGTAAACTATCAAAGTATAAATATTTTTAATAATTTAGCTAATGATGACATTGATGTAGATGGATTGTTAATACAAAATCCATTAGGTGACATATATACTGATGAAAAATTTATAATAGTATTTGAACCTGAACAAATACATATATTAGGTTCTAATCAAGATGTAGAAGGATTTAAAAAGTTTGTTACTCCATTACCAACTAAAGTAAGTCCTGAAGAATTTGATAATTTATATAAGTCACTTACATATTACTTTTTTACAGGTGATGCAGCAAATTCTTTAGATAAGTTGATGAATAAAGTTGATGGGATTTTAAAGAATATTTCAAATGCAAGATTAACAATAGATAAACTTAGTAGTAAAGAAGATTTAAGTGATCAGGAACAGGAAGCCTTAATAGATGCTATAGAAACAATACAGAATGATACTGAATATGAAGCAGATGAAAAAGGACTTACAGAGATTAAAAAGTTATTGGATTTAATTAATAATTACAGTGATAATAAGGATGTGAATGAAAATTTATTTAAATTGCTGATGTCTAATACTCCTGATAATGTAGAGATAGTTAAAGCAATGGTTAGTGAAGAAACTCAACTTACTGAAGAACAGGAAATAGAAGAACAAATACAGGAACTTATTCAAAAAGGAATTATAAAAACTAAATGTGATTAACATGGGCTGTACTTATGAATTTATGGGAAAAGTTTATACTGAAAAACAGTTTAAACTATTACTGAAAGATAAAGGTGTTCAGAATAAAATTAAGATTCTTATGGCAAGAGAATCTTTTAGTCCTTTTAGTGTAGAAGATGATGATTTTAGTTTTGAAGAAGATGCAGATGAAGATATGGATTTCAAAACAAACTTTGAAAAAACTAAAGATTTTAAAAAGTCTTTAGTAACTCTGTATAAAAATAGAATTTCAAATCTTAATACAACTATTGAACAAATTAAAGATAGTGATCCTAATACTGCTAAGAGATATGGTAAGTTACAGGTAAAACTGCAAAATAGGATTGTTGAATTAGAAGCTGAAATAAGTAAGTTAAGTAAAGAGAATCCACTTACTTTAGCTGAATTAAGGTATCAGGCACTTGAAGATTTTCAAAGAGTGTATGAGCTGTTAAACTCAGGTAAGTTGGGTGATGACCCTGTAGCAAATAAAGAGATATTTGAGAATGCTGAAGAAGCTAAAAGAATTATTAACTTCTATAAGGCAATGGAGATTACCCAAACAAATCAAACTATTGATGGTATTAACATTGATTCTCATCCTTTATTTTTTGATCATGAGATATATGACCCTGTTACTAAAAGAGCTACAGTATTACCTGATGAAGTACAACAAATACTTAATCAAATTGCAGCTGATTTTAAAAAACATGAGGTTCAGTTAAATGGAACATATAAGGAAATAGTAACAACTGTTGTAAACTCTAATCCAAGAGTTAAGAAGATGTATGATACTATGACTTATGATGAAATTGTAAAAGCATTACCTGATGCAAATATGATAGATATGTTGTTAATGGATATATCTAAAGGTATATTTAGTAATAATGGTACTCTGCCACAGGTAATTATGGATGCTTTTCAAGCTAACTGGGCAGAACACATTGGTGAATATAAGTCATTTGAAGAAAGACACAATGCAGCATTAGTTAAAGCAGAGAAAGTATTGAAACAATTAAAGCAAACTCTCTCAGGTTTATTTTTAGGTAAACAGGTATCTTTTGATTTATTTTTTCAAAGATCTAAAACAGGTAAGAGAAGTGGTAAGTTGACTCAAAGATATACAAGTGATTTTTCTGACTTTAAAGATTCATTTATGGCTCAATATAATCAGGAAGTCAATATAGCATTTAACACTGAAGAGATAGGTGCAAGAAGTAAAAGGTTACTAAGAGCTTTTGATAAAAAGAAAACTTGGTTTAGAGAAAATACAATAACTTTTGACTTAGGAAGAATGCAGGAAATACAGGATGAGTTTCCTGAATTTGCTGAGTTTTTTAAAGATGATGATGGTTATACTGATAATGTAAAATCTAACATCAGTGCTATAGGTTATAAAGAAGAATTGGAAGGGCAAAAGAAGAGTATTAGAAATTTCTTAAAATGGAAACAACTTTATACTGAAACATTTTTAGAACAAAGGGGTGTAGGTCTTGAGAGTGAATTGGAAATGAAAGATTTTGATCAATTACAAATGGATATAATGGCTCACAATCCATTTATTTCTTCTGCTAATATTAACAGTACAAGTTTTATAACCTATAAAGGTTTAGTAGTTAACCCTACTTATAAATATAACTACTCTATACCAAGAAAATTTAAAGCTGTAACCAATAGAAAACTTAGTGCAGATTCTGATACTTATGTAATGGAAGAAACTACTACCCCTACTGGGTATTATGATGAATCATTTAAAGTAATTGAAGCTCATTCTGAGTTAAAGGAATACTATGATTTGATTTCTGAAGAGATGGACAACATCATGAAACAATTTCCTGAAGAAATTAGATCAAGGTTGTTCTCCAACTCATTACCTATGGTAAAAAAAGCAATTACTGAAATTTATGCTGACCCTAATATCAGTTTCTTTAAGAAGTTGATAAAAATGGCAGCAGCATATTATCAGGAATTAAAAATGGGATTTGGTATAAATGCACAAGAATCAAACACTTATGACAATGTTGATATAATTACCAATCAACGTGAACCAAAAGTAAATTCTGCATTTATCAGTGACAACAAACAAGAAGTTGATAAAAGATCAAGAGTTGAAATGATTAAGTTTGCTAAATTGCATGGTAAACCAGTTAATCATAAATCATCTATTGCTTATTCAGAACTGTCATCTAAAGCTGTTAAATACCTTACTGATTTATTAGAGCTTAGTGATGGTGTAGAATTAAAAAAGAAATATGGTGAAAGTATTCCTGTAGGACAAATTATTGAAAAAGCTATAATGGCAAACATTGTAGAAGAACATTCAGTTAATTTACCTAAAATTATCAAATACTATTCTAAGATGGCTCATGAATATAATGCAAGACAAGAAATGTTGCCTTACATTAATATTTTAAAAAATCATTATGGTAAAACAGGTAAAAGTGTAAAAACTTCTATGTCAGAAACTCTTAAAATAAATGGTAAAACAGAAATAAAAGGTCTTAGAAATAAGGCAATTTCTCAATTTGAAGATTGGTATAATAGAGTAGTGTTAGGTAATCAAGGTGATATACATCTTACTGCAAGTACTCTACCTTTAAATGAGAGAAAAGGACTTACTGGTAAACTTATGGGTATAGTTTCAGGAAGATTACTTACTTTTAAAGATCAGAAACTCAAGAAAGAGCTTGATAAAATGATTAATGAAGAATCAAATCCGGTATTGAAAAAAGAGTTAGAAGATATAAGAGAATCATTAGGTAAAAGAGCATCTTTCGAAGCAGTTTTTACTAACTTATTAAGTCATATTACATTTATCAACTTAGGTTTTAGTATTAAATCAGCAATTACTAACTTTATAGAAGGACAAATTGCTAACTTAATAATTGCATCAACAGGTGATCATTTTCAATCTAAACATTTTTATAGAGCAGCACATATTGTATCAGGTAGTTTTATAAAAGGTATACTTGGTAATAAATCAAGGGTAACACCTAATGGTGCAAAGAAAGCAAGTTTGTTAATTAACAAATTTGATATTCTTCAGGATGCTACTAATGAGTTACAGAAAGCAAGTACAAAAACACCTTTTTCAAAAGTCAATGCAATTACACCAATGCAATTAACTAAAAGGACTGAGTATATGAATCAGACTCCCTTGATGGTTGCAATTATGTTAGATACACCTATTAAAGGTATTAGTGGTAAAGAAAGTAATGTATGGGATGCATTAAATGTTGATGGTAAATTAAAACCTGATTTTAGAACTGAAGAAAATATACTTGCTTGGGAACAGAATAAAGGTGAAACTTATACTTTATTTAGAACTAAGGTAACTGATGCTATTGTAACTGCACATGGTAACTATGATCAATTACGTGGTATGATGTTAAAATCCAATGTTGTAGGTAAAGCATTAATTATGTTTAAAACTTGGCTTTCTATGCAAATTTATGGTAGAATTGCTTTTGAACATGATGACCTTGTAACAGGACAGAAAGGTAAAAAAGGTAGATTGTGGTCACACACTAAAGCATCAGGTGCAATACATGGAGCACTTACAGGGGTAATGATGATTGGTGGTGGATGGGGTATAGGTATAGGAGCAGTAGCAGGGTTAGGTTTAGCATCAATATTTGGTGTAAGATCAAATCTTAATATAGCACAATCATCAATACTTACTCTTAAGTTACTAATGAGAAAATTTATAGCTACACCTATTAACCTACTTTCAGGTAGAGAACTTATAAATGAAAATTCAGGATATGAAAAATTACTTAGTGATGGTAAGTTTACTGAAAGAGATTTAAGAAATATGAAATCTCTTATGGCAGATTTGTCTATGACCTTAGCTTGGATATCATTTACAATTCTTGCTCATGCAACACTGTGGGATGATGACGATGAAGAAGATTCTAATAAAAGAAAATGGCATAATTTATTAGTAAATAGGGGATTACAATTATCTCAATCAGCAACAATGTATACTAATCCTATAGATTTATATAAAAACATGGTTTCTAATAATGGAGTAATGACTTATATTACTGATGTAAATAAATTTTTAAAATCTGCAGGAAAATGGTTTGATGGTCAGGTATCAAATTCAGATCAAGGAGAAAAATTTCGTAAAATTATACTTCCAAGTTTGTTTAGAGATTCATATATGGGATTTGGTAAAGAATCAGAAAGAGTATTTACTGAACCAATTTTTGATCAGGTAGCTTGGGATGAAGAAAGAATTGAAAGAAAAGTAGTTAGTGCACAAAGAGAAGATTATAGAAAAGAACTTGAAAATCTTCCTGAAGGTAAAGAACTTTCAAAGAAACAAATTGATGCTTTAGTTAATCGTAGACATCCACTACCTAAAGATATTAAAGATACTACCAGTAAAAATGCTAAGAAATCTGTAAAACCTGAAAAAGTAACACCTAAAGAAAGGATGGAAAGAAGATCAAGTTTTAAAGAACAATCTCAAAAAATTCTTTTAGAAAAGAAGAAAAAGATGGAAGCATTGGAAAAAGAACAATCACAAGATGATGACTTGACTAAGTAAATAAAAAAGGTCTTCCTTTGTAGGGAAGACCTTTAAATATATAGAGAGGAAAGTTACTAAAATCTTATGATGTTATAGGACAAACCTACACCTATAAATGGTGAAGGTTTTAAAGGAAAGGTTATACCATATCCTACTACAAGTCCTATACCAAATTTCTTAGGTTTAGGTAAACTAAGTTTTGTAGCTAAGATTTCAGTAGTGGTAGAATAAGGATTAGAATTTTTAACAATTGCATCAAATCCTTTTTTAGCTTTAACAATTGATACAGAGTATTGATTATCAACCTTTACTGAGAATTGAGTATTCAAGGAATCCCCCTTAATATTTATTTTTATCCAACTGTCAGAGTGTTTAAAATGGAAAGATTGAATAGAAATTGTATCCTTACTGTTAGTAACCAAGTGAAAACTATCAGTCTTAAATATAGTATCAAATTCTGTAATAGTTGTAATACCAACACTGCTTTGTAACTTTTTCTTATATAATGCAACTTCACTTTGTAATAATGTAACTAAGTTTTTCTGAGAATCAAGATTTTTAATCTGATTCATATTAGTTACTTCTAATACTCTAATTTTAGAAGACTGTTTTCCATTGGCATCTTTAAAATGAACTACAGTATCAGTCAATAATTGATTTTGTAATTTTAATTCTTGTATAGTTTTTAATGAAGTATCTTGTTTACATCTGTTGATAAATGCAATAATAAAAATCAATACAACTATAAGTACATTTTTGTATGTCATTGAAGTAAGGTTTAAAAAAGGTTGATATTTCTACCAACCTTTCACAATTATAAGACGCAGGACAATTTATTATTTATTTTAACCCTGTACTTCCAAAACCACCTACTCTTTCAGTATTAGTAGGAGTTAAATCTACTGTTTCAATCCAATCAGCAGTTTCATGTTTAGCAAGTACAGCTTGTGCAATTTTTTCATTAAGGTTAATTCTCATTAAAGCATTGCTAAGATTACCTATAATTACACCAATTTCATCTCTATAATCTGAATCTACAGTACCCGGTGAGTTCATTACTTTTAAACCTTGTTTTAAAGCAATTCCACTTTTATCTCTAATTTGTAATTCATATCCTTCAGGAATAGCCATATACAACCCTGTTCCAATTAAGATTCTTTCAAATGGTCTTAGAACAATATATCCTTTGCTGATGCTAAATCTCATTACATCTTTTAAAAGAACTTCTGTATTACCTGAATATAACTTTAAAAAGGAATCTGCATATAGGTCAAATCCTGCACTACCTGCTGTAGCATAGGTAGGTATTTTTACATCTTCGTGTTTCTTCTTAATTTCTACGTACATAATAAGTTGATTTAAGGCAAACTTACAGCTTTTTCATAAGAGAAAAAAGAAACTTGACCTATTTTTTTATAAAGTTTAAAAGAACTAAACCAATTATGTGCATGCTTAGATATAAGTGACATATTACAAAATGCAAAAACATTACAAGCTCTTTCTTGTACACCATTGGTTATTAAGTCAATAGCTATTTGTTTATGTACTGTTGTAGGTTCAGCTCTCCACCAATGGTATGCTTCATTATTTAAACCTGAAAATGCTTGTTTTCTGTGTAATGCTTCAAATAAAGTATAACCAAATAATGTTGTGTGATTAACTGCTACTGCACCAACAAGATAAATAGATTCTTTATCAGTAGAATCAGCAACTTCTGACATCATCATTTTAGCTAACCAATCAACATCATTCCAAGTATGTTTAGGTTTAGAATTAATTAACCAATTTACAAATTCTTTTTTTTCCAACACCATTTCCACTTCTTTTGTGTAGGTGTTACAATAAACAGTGGAGAACGTAAACCAAACTGCCAATACATATTTCATAAAAATTAATTTAGTGATCAAATTAGGTTACTCAGCTTAATGAGAGATAGTATTTGATTTGCATATTTTTCAGCATCAGTTACTATCTCTTCTTCTTTATTTTCAACATTCCAATTGTGTAAAAGTAAACTTAAATGTACAGTTTCATGCATAATTGCTGTAGCATCTTTGTATCCACCTTTTAATCTATTAGTATTAATAAATACATAGGGAAACTTATTTGCAGGACTATAATTACACATACCCATAATGTAAGCATCATTGGGAGTTTCTTTATAAGCTAATGCTGCTTCTTTAGTAAGTCCATGTAATTTACTTACATTAAAATGATTAAATATGTCAACACTATTAGTGCCTACAATTAATTCATATTTACTGAACTTCTTAGTGAATTTTATCATATTACAGTAATTTACTAATTTCCATAGCTCTGATAAGTCTTGTGATACCTATTCCACCACCTACTCTTGGGAAGAATTTGTTCTCTAAAAACTCATCTAACTCAGCTATTACTCTGTTGTAACCAAAGAGTTCAAATAACTTTTCAGCATATTTTCCTCCTTCAATAGTAAAAAATGTTTCACGCATTTGTTCTTTATCAGTACTTCTTTCAGCAGAACCAATAGTTTCTTGACCATGTAAGATAACATCAATTTTTCTTGCAACATCATTTAACCTTTTCATATTCCAGAATGGGTTAGTTCTTTCTGGAAAATTCATTAAAAGTATAGCATCCTTTCCTTCTTGATTCATTCTTCCTTCAATAAAAGAATCAATAATACTTACATTATATTTCTTACAAACTTCTTCATAGTTTGCTACTTCATGTTGTTTAAATCCTAAATAATTAAGAAGTTCAACTTCAACAATCCATAAATCACTTAAGTTACCATGAAATTCAAATTCAAACATTGGAAAAATCATACAATGTCTTCCTTCAATAGGTTCTTTTTCATTTCTGTAAGATGTACTTACACAAAAATATCCTATTGATTCAGGATTATTTAACAAATCATGTTCCAACCACATTTGACCTGTTTGAGGAAGAGGCCATACTTGGTTCTCATACTCAAAAGTTCTAATATTAAAAGGATCTTCACAAGCTGCTAAAATACTGAGTCTGTTTTGAGTGTGAGTTTCTAAGAATCCTTTATCACTAAAGAATGCTCGTAATTTCTTAACAACTTTAGTGAATTTTTCTGAATCAATGTGTGGATAAAATGAAGAATGAAGAGAATGCTTTTTCATTATTTATTAATTTAAATTGTTATTGAATTTACAAATATAAGAAATAATTAAATCATATATCTATATTGAATAAATCCTCTAAAATTATTACACCAACCAAAAAGTTTTTCTGTACCTGGAACTTCATTTATTGTTAAGTCTGCTACAGTAGAATATCTTGTTGGTTCATAAGTATCAACTTTACCTCTTATGAAAGTATAATACTCTTCATCAGACATAGCTCTGGCAATGTGTTCTGTTGGACTCATGTGACCACTTGCAATTAAAGAATCATGTAAAGCAATATCTTTTTCATAAGGTATTTCTTTACTATCTTCTCCTACTGTTGTATAACTCACTCTTGCACATCTTGCTGTTGCTATTTTAATTTTAGTTAATACATCTTCTTTAAAATCAGTATCTCCTAAAACATTAATAGTATCACCATAAGGAATATGCCATTCACCTGCTTTCAATTGCTTAGGAGTAGATTCATTCATAGCATCCCACATACATTCAGCTAATTGCATCATGTGTATTTCAGATTGACCTTTGTTGATTTGTAACCAATCTAAATCTGTCCAATTTTCAATTTCATCATCATTGTATCCTGTACCTTTAAAATACTCTATAGCATCTTTTTTACTTTTAAATAAATGTTCACCATGAGGACTATATAATGAGTACAAAGGACATCTCAACTCAAAGAAATTACTCCATTCAGTTGCTGTAATCAGTACTTTGTGCCACATAAAGGGTTCAAGTAATCTGTTACAAAGTTGTTTAGTTACTAATTCTGACTGATTTAATAGTTTAGCAGATTGAACTGCATTATCTCTGGCATCTAACCATTTATTTATACATAATTGTATTTCAGAACTTCCTGTTTTATACTCACTACCCTGCATTCCCTTATGATGCTTTTGCCAAGCAATAGGAATAAAAGGATTTTCTTGAACTGATTTAACCATTTTTTCAAATGGAATAGCTCTACTTGATGCTGAATTTTTTGACAACATTCTGTGAGTATTCAATTCTGCTAAAATAAATCTTGGAAATACAACTTCCATAGTTGTAATTCTATGTCCTTGTGGACTTAAAGAATCTGCTACTATTTTTGCATTAATCATTCTGTTTCGTTTTTAAATCTTTCAAATGCTTTTTTTACTTTTTCTTGTTCCATTCCTGAATACCAAACTCCAAAATCAATTATCTGCTGCTTTTCGAGTTCGAGGGCTTGTTCAATGTATGGATTAAATATTTGTGGATGTATTTGTGGATGCATCATTTGTTCTGCTAACCATTCTACTGCTGTCATATTATTTGTTTTTAAATTGTTGAATAATTTCAATAGGGGTATACTCGAACTCGTCATACCCATTATTTTCAGTAATTTTACTGAATACTCTTGCTAAATCTATTGCTTTTTTTAAATCTTCCACACTATACATTCTTTCAGATTGCCATTTAGCACCTTCAATAAAATCTTCTGAAGGTACACCTAATTGAGTATTTCTTTTTTTAGATATTTTATTATGATATTTTTCAGCAGCTTCTTCAAGTGTTTCTTGTTTAGGTTCTTCTTTTGGAATGATGATTTTGTACTTAGTTTCAGATGATATAAAATGACTATCGTTTCTATACCAATTTCCATAACCATTTTTATATAATTTTCCAACCTCAACAAACTCACAACTTGGATTCTTAACAAACCATTCTAAAAACTCATCATCAATAGATTGTACACCATCTAAGTCTTGGTCTGTTGTTAGGATGATTTTTTTATCTTTAGGAAAAGGTATTACAAGTTTATTGTATTTTAATATTCTTTCTTCCCCTTGAAATAAAGAATAGAAGTAATCTCCTTCTTTAATTTCTTCATCAGAAGTGATGTAGATGTTTTGGTTATTATCATGTTTTAATTCTCTAATATCAAATCTTAAATCATTAAAAGCATTGTGTATAAACAACTTACTTGCTTTCTCTGTTGGTATTAAGTGTAAGTTTTTCATGTTATTCTATTAAATGTAATGTTATTTAATACTTTTACATCCTTGTTTTGCCATTCCCATATTTCACCATTATCTTGTATAACAGTAAAGAGTTTAGATGTTTCAGTACCATATTCTGTTACTAACCATATAAACCCTTTACCTTTAGGAGTGATTACCTCTATTCTATTTTGTGGCTCAAATATCATGTTCTTCAGTTAGTAAACTCATCATATCATTATATGCAAGATTACATTCATGTTGTTCAGATTCTCCTTGTTCTATTTCATCTTTAGCTAAATGATAAAATTCTGATACTTCTCTTTCAAGGTGAGGAAAATCTGCAATCAACTTTTGTGCTTCAATTTTTAATTGTGCTAATGTCATTGTAAATATTGATTATTTGATTAATTAATTATTGGTCATACTTATAAAGCTTGTGAGTTTCAATAACTGAAATTAATGATTCAGCATAGTGTGGATGAGTAGCATATCCAGCTTTCTTTAAACCTTTGGCCCAAGCTTTATAATTGGTTTTAGGAATCTTAAATAAAAATGCATATCTACTATGAGTTTTTAGAAACTTAGAATGATGTCTAAATGAATACCATGCACTTTTGTAAGTATAAAAATGATCATTAGGGTCATCATCATGATGTTTAATACTTCCTTTACCATTTTTAGGGTCTTTAATACAAAAATGTATGTTGTGTTTTGTAGCTAATGAAGAATTTCCTGCATCAGATTCTACTATACCTTGAGCAAGTTTAATAGATACAGGAATACCATACTTTTTAGATTCTGCAATAGCTGTAGGTAAAAATCTTTTAATATATTTTTCCCTTGAAGAAAGTTTTTGTTTAGGTTTTTTATTGACTTTAGATTCAGTCTTATGTCCTATAACCATAGCTCTTACTTCTTCAATATCATCCTTAATAGTGTCATCTGTTTGAGGAATAACAGGAATGATAGGTTGTTTTTGTTGTGTGCAACTTTCAAATGTTACTAATAACATAAGTGCAAAGATAACTTTTAGTATCTGTTTCATAATTGTTGAGATTTTAAATAAATGTTTAAATCACTGTCTACTTCTACTTCCCAATCTTGTAAATCAGTATCTTCTAAAATCATTGAATCAATCTGATCTATATTAATAATAGGTATTTGTGCATTAGGTGGAGTAAATGTTGCACCTAATACTTCTAATGTAAAACCATTTTGACCAGTTTCAATAGGTGTACCATTAAGTAAAAGATAATGATTTTGATTTTGATAATTTGTTTTTACTAATTTAAACATAAGTAAGTAGTTGAAAAAGGGGAAGTTGCCTTCCCCCATAGTTAAATAAAAATTTCTTGTTCTTCTGAAAAAGGAATGTTAGGTGGAGTATCAAGTTCAGTTTCAGCAGTTAAATCAGACACTTTAAGATTAGATTTAAATAAAGCATTAACTTTCTCTACAAAAGTAACTTTATAATTCTTATCTTTAATAACAATGCTTTTAGTTTCATCATCAAGCATTGAAATTATTTCTGTATCAGTATACATTTTACTGTATTTACCTTTTAGAAATAACTGTAAATCAATACCTTCAGGTAACTTAATAACTATCATATGCAATCTGCCATGTACTAAGTTATCATAAGCATAATCATCTTCATAACAATCTTGTTCCTGTAACCATTCCAAAGTACTTAAGAAATGCTTAGAACATTTAAAAGTATCTATAAGAATAAAGATATGTTTTTCATACTTTTTATCTATATACATATCTCCTATACCATAAGCTAACTTAAATACAGAACTTATTCTTTTCCTAAACTCTTCACCATACAATTTTAAACAAGGTTTAATAAATCTTGCAGTTTTATTCATGGTGAGTTGTCCAAGCTGTATTTTCACACCATCCATATTACTGTCTTTTAAAACTTGAGTCAATTGTAAATTCACCTTTCTTCATTTCAATTTCATAATCATAGTTCCAACCATTTTCTTCATGCCACTTGTACATTTCAAGTAATTGGGTATAACCATACATTGTAGATTCTACAAACTGCATTTCTTCTTCTTCAGCATTAACCTTATAATCCTGATATTTAAGAGTACCAAATGCTCCAACATTTAAGAAAGATGGTGTACAATTAAATACTATAGAATCACAAACTTTAGTAGAAGATGCAACAATGAATTTTGGAAAATTAAGATTGTAATCACCAAAGTGATTTATTTTTGCCCAATGTAGAATTGCTTTCATATACCAAGCTATTTGAATATCATATCTTCTTCTAAGACATTGATAATCAAAGTTTTTAGTATAGTCACCAATAGTTTTAATGTCAATTAATGTAATTTCTTTTTCAACATGATTTACAATAACCATATCTAATAGAGCTTTACATTGAACATTATTGAGTTCAAAATAAATAGGTAGTTGATAGTAAATGTGTTTTTGAGCAGAACTTCTAAAATAAGATTCAGTAAACCTGTTATTAAAAAGTTCAGATACTATATTTTGTACCTTAGTATACTGCTCAACACTCAATACAGTTTTACCTTGACTATACAATAATTCTTTCCAATATCTTTCACCTTCAGTACTGACTTTAGCAATCTTAGTATCAGGTTTCCAATTAGGTTGATAATTATGTGCTTCAATAGCAGGTAATAAGTTTTGTTCAAACCAATCATCTACAGTTCTTGTAGCAAAAGTTTGTTGAATAATAGACATTATTACATCTGATGGTTTACTTGTAGCACCTAAATGATAATGTGTAATAAAATACTCATCACCTTGAGTAATCCAATCATCTACTGCTCTACCTATAACAAAGTGTTCTTTTTCTTCAAAGAACATTTCAGGTTCTTTAACTTCTTGAAATGCTTGAGCACTTACTGTCAATAATTTTAACTTACTTTGATTTACTGCTGATGAAGCAATGTAGTGTTCTATTTCTTCTTTACTTGTTCTGATTATCATAAGCTAATTTAATAATTGTGAAAAAATCATCAAAAGTCATAGTTACCAATGAAGAATACTCATCTCTTTTCTTGCCTGGTTTACCCTGCTTATGATGTATAAGTACTTTAGGAAAATCACTCATCATCTTAGGAATCTTGTTTTCAATATTCTTTAAGATTTCATCAGGTTTCATTCCTTTTTGTATTCCTGCTTTAATCTGTACAAGTATTGGAATATTTGCTAAATCAACCCCTGCATCATCTAATGCTTTAGATGCATATCTACTTGTAAGACAATCAGGAAATACTTCTTTTAATTTAGAGGCATAATGACGTTCAGCATTGTTTCCTTTAGTTCTGTTTGTATTACCTGTTTTTATCATATCTATTTTTATATTTTTTTAAAAAATTAAGTTTTTCATAAGACCATAAAAAGTTTGCAGCTTTACCTCTAACCCCTCTTGCAGCAGCATTAATTTTAGAAGAGTGTTTTAAATTTAATTCTTTAGCAGCATCTACTGCATTTTTAAATTCTTTTATAAATACTCCATTTAAAGTATATTGATAAATTTTTTTAGAAACAGCTATTATAAGATTATCTCTTCGTTCTTTACTAAGTTTTAATCCTAAATTGCCTTCACCACCATTTGTTAAATTAACAAGGTCATATCCTTTGTCCTTGAATTTAATAATCCAATCATATTCTAATTTTTGACTTTCATCCCATGTACAATAATCTATCATTTTTATTATAGGTTTTTTACCTTTTTTAAGAATAGATTTTATCCAATTTGTCCTATGATTTTTTTCTTTTTTACAAGAATAAATATGACCTGTTAATCTAATTTTTAATGGTTTAACAGTTTTACCAACATATTTTATTTCAAGAGTGTCAGGGTCAGCCAAAACATAAATAAATGTTTTAACTTTAATGTTTTTAGGAGTTTTTGCCATAATTAATATATTTTTACAAATATAATTATTTTATATTAAATATCCTAATTTACATTATGCCCCTTAGTTCTATTCGTGTTCTTCATATACTAACCTTTGTAAGTCTTCTTTTGGTAAGAAAATTATTTTTATAAATTGACTTAAAGGTAGTAATTTTTCAACAACTTTAACATTTAACTCTGTTGCAACATATATTACAAGACTTGAATTTCTGTAATATGTTATTGCTGACCAGTTTTCTCCAAAACATCTATATCTTTGTTTAATGTGTACAAATACAAGTACTTCTAATGTATTACTATCCAAGATTAATCCTTTAGAAACTATTATGTTACTTTTACTAAAATAATAAAAGTAATTATTGTTTGTAAAGTGTTCATTTAAGTTAGTCAAATTTGCTATAGGTTTATTTACAAATACCAGTGATGTCTTACTATGAAAATTAAACTTTGCAAAATGAAGAGAATACATTGTTGTAGAATGTGAATTTCTACCTTTTAATCTTGGATAATTAGTATCTGTTTTAAAGATAGGATGCAAATCTGCTATCATAATTCACTTGCTAATTTTTGAGTGACAGAATTAGTTGGAATAATGTAATCCCACATATAAGGTACTTGAAACACTTCTTCTCTCCATACAAATTCATTGGAAACAATGTTAGTAACAAATCCTGTAATGTGAGTAGCAATCATAGCTGCACCATGTCCAACCTGTTTCATTGTACAAGGTAATTCTTCAACTTCAGAATCATCAAACAAGTGAGCATCAATGTAATCTATGATAGATTTTTGATGAGATTTGTTGATACAGTAAATTCTCATTTGCTCCATCAATAATCTACCATCAATAAACCACATTGGTGTAGTATTATTTGCTGCTGTAAATGCTGTAAATAGATTTTTTCTTGCTTCCATATTATCAAAAGCACTGATGACAATAGTGGCTATTCTTGGATTGTATTCATAGAATCCACCTCTATCATTAAAAGAGAAATTAGAACCTACTTTAAAGTTCATTCCCCTAAACATATAATCATCATTGTTAAATAACCTGGCAACATTATTTACAGCATCAATTTTTAACTTTCCAATATCTTGATGTAGAAACATTTGTCCACCAAGATTATGTTCTTCAACTCTATCAAAGTCAAAAATTCTAACATCAAAACCTGCTCTTGTTAGAAAGAATGAACTCCAAGAGCCAATTCCACCTGCTCCAAAAATTAATATTCTTACAGGTTTATTATACCATAATGCATCTTGATATCTTTCTCTACTCATGATTTGGTGACATTAAGAGTTCCAAAAGAGAATCTAAGATTGGAAATTCATCTGATGCAAACATAAGTTCATCAGTAAATTCTTCCCACTCACTTGCTTCTTCTCTTTTAGTTAATATTTTTACATTCCAAAACTTCTTAAAATTCTTAGGAAAATCTTTCTTTAGATTATATGCAAACTGTTCTAAATTAAAATCTTCAGCTCTTGCTGATTCATCTAAATCTTCCAATACTTTTTCCATAGTATCTCCTGGTACATCTAACCCTAACCTAAGTAAATAACAATAGAATTTCTCAAACTCTGCTAATGTAATTCCACTATCAGACACTTCATCAATACCTTTCCTATCTGATGTTGGAGAATCAAGTGAACCAAAGAAATCATCAAATTCAAATTCAAGTTGATCACTTTTAAACCCAATAGGTTTAGTATTAGCTATATAAGTAGGAAATTTAGATGGTTTTGGTTTCATTATCTCATTAAACTGAGCTAAGAAAGAAGGATTTACACTAAATTCTTTCTTTGGTGTGATTACTAAACAATCATAATTAGCAACATACTCATCAGATTGTTGTATCACAAGTTGTTTAGGTACATTATCAATCTCCTGATATTCATAGATAGTAGGATTAAGTACTTTTAACCTGAATGCTAACTTACAAGAAAAATCATAAGCATTATTGATGATAATACTGAGATAAGGTTTAATGTGTTCAGAGTTTTCATTTACTTCTTCCAAATCAGTGCCTGAGAAAAATGTTTTCATACTGTGATGAGAATGTAAATGTCCTATCCTGTATTCAAAATATTCCATTTCAGTCATATATGCAATAACTCTTCCATCAAAATTATACTCTGTAAATCCTGTTGTACCTTTATCTAAAGGAATCATATCATGTACAAAGATTTGTAACTCTTCAGGTTTATCTAATGCACCATGAATTTCATAAAATATACATCCACTCCACTCTACAGTACTAATATGGTTACACAAAAACTGCATTTTTTCCCATAAAAGATTAGATAAAATAACTTTTGGTTGTCCATTAAGGTTCAGGAAAGGCAATTGTACTTTCTTTAATGGTTTCTCGTTCAACAATTGCTGCTGATAAGTAGAGAGTTTTGATAAATTGTCTAACATATTTTTTAAATGGTTGTGAAAAAGTTATTTGTAACTTTTCAGGTGAATAAATAGCTGGATTATCTATTGTAAAATAAAACTTTTTACCATTAAACCTTATAAAAATAGGTTCAACAATAGATGTTGCAGATGAAACTTCGTACAGTTTAACATCTACACCATTGTATTTAACAGATATAAATTTTGAAATATTAAGTATAGACTTTACTTTATCAAAATCATATAAAACAGGATCTATAAACAATACTACATCTGCTTTATCAGTAAGTTTGACATCTTTATTAACTACTCTTACTGCACCAATTTTAAAAAGATCAGATTTAATTTTACTTAAATCCATTTTACTAAGATAATCAAACACAGAACTACATAAAACACTTACATCACTTGAATTAAAATCTACATAATTATTTGATACTCCACTTAATCTGATATAAGGTGTTCCAGCAAGACTTTCAGTATTAACTACTACATTTATATTTTGACAATAATAGTTTATAGCATCATTAATACCTTGTTTAGATTTAATTACTTCTTCAAGCATTATCTTAGCAAAAGATATAGGTTGTCCTGTACCCAAACAAAAATTATCAAATTTTAATTTATAATTTGTACTAAGAGTATGTAAATGAGAATGAATATATCTTTTATCATATTCAGCAGTTGTATAGGTAGTTTTATTACCTGTTAACTCACTAACATTACCATCAAGACTAATATTAAATCTGACAAAGAAATTTCTTAAATTTAGAAATTCCTTATTCTCATTTTCAATTTTTACTTCAGGATAATGTAATGTAATTTGTAGTATTGGATTATAGAATATAAAACTATTAGTAAAAGTACCATTAAGGTTAATTGAATTTACAATGTCATACAAAGGATAACTGAAATGATGCTTTTTCTTATTGTGACAATAATGAAGAAAAGTATTTACATCATTTATAGCTATTGACTTTATTTCATAATTTAAAGTCAACTCATATTCACCACCCCAAGCATCTAAACCTTGTTTTACTTGATTATAGAAAGGAAAAATAGGTGTTAAATTTACTTTTCTAAATCTTTCAGTTATAATATTTTCTACAGGTTTATAAAATTTTGAAATGTTATCTAAAGTTCTTTGTTTAAATGCTCTAAGAATTAGATGTCCTACGTTTATCATAATTTTAGAATTAGTTAAATAAAAAAAGAAGACTGCTACATTACATAACAGTCTTCTAAAAATGAGCAAGCAACAATTTATAACCCTTTATTTCTCATCTTAGCAATCCAAGCATCTTCTTCAGATGTAGTAATTTTTACAGATGCTACATTATATGAAGTTAGATTCTTAGCAGATTTCTCACCTCTAATTAGAGCAATAGCAAGGTTAAAGTCATCATATCTTCCATTCCAGTTAAGGTTAGAAATAGCTTCAATAACTTCTGCTACTTCATCAGAATCTTCATCTTCTTCATTATCTTCGTAGTCATCTTCATCATCTTCTAAGTCTTCTGTATAACTGGTATCTACCTTAATAGGTGCAGGAGATACTTCTGCTTTAGGTAGTACAACTTGTTTACTTGTAGGTATTTTCTTTAACCAAGAATTTAAAAGAAATTCTAACTCATCTTTAGATTTATTGGTATAGTTCTTTCCTTCATTAAAGTGTGTAGCAGCAGCTGTTCCATAAGACATAAAAGCTTCTTTAATCTGTGCTCTGATTTCACCATAACTCATTGCACCACTTTTAGTTTTCTGTGGTGTAAGCATTAGTACAAAATCTTCTTCAGGTAATTCTGCTTCATCTAACATTAAGGTACTGTTTCTTTTGTTTTCAGTAACTGTCATATTAGAAAATGAATAACCTTCATTTTGTAACTCGTATTTGAGTTCTCCCCAAATAGTTGCTGATGAATCAAATTGTCTTAAACCTGATACTGTTGAATAAACTTTAACTTTTCTCATTGTAATAACGGATTTAGAAATGAAATTAATTTTTGTTTTTCACCTGCTTTTATTGCATCAGCAGGGTCTTTAGATTTTGTAGGTAATAGTAGTGATTCTACTTTACCTGTAAATGAATCATTTATGTAAGTTTTTAATTTAGAAGAAGCATTAACACCTGCTGCATCATTATCAAATAAGATGTATACATTGTCAAATGCTTCTAAGTAAATGTAAAGATTTTCCATTGTAGGAAACATACCTTCATTTTGAAAATACATTGTATGAAATCCTAAATTTGTAAGTACTCTCCAATCTTTGTACGACTTGGTAATTATAAGATTTTTACCTAAGAATGGAAGAGATCTTGTGCCACCTATTACATCTTTGGTAGCATTTGTTGTCCATTTGTGAGATGTAGCCTTTGGTCTACATATTTTTATGCTGGTAGAATAACTAATAGTGTAAGTAGTTTCTACAGGATAAGGGTTAAATGTGTGATTGTTTACCTTATACCATTTAGTAGCAAATATGTTATCTAAGATAAGTTGAGTAGAAGTTATCTCATACTGTGACCAATACAGTTTATGATACTCATCAAATGGTTTTGGACAAAATTCTAAAATAGAATTATTAGATGAAGATACAATAGAAGTGGGAGAAAACTTAGGATATTCAGGTTCTTTAGTAAAGTCAAAAGATAATATAAAGTCCATCGCTTTCCGAACAGATAGATTATATTTCTTTTGAATTATACCTAAAGCATCTAAATTAACTCTGCCACAATTTGAAGCAAAATCAGTAAAATATAGTTTTTTACCACTCCATTGTATCCAACATCCAGGACTACCATCATCTCTAAAAGGAGATGTAATATAAGTACCAATTTCAAAATCTCCAAACAAGTGTTTGAAGACTTCTTCTTGATTTATTCTATTAAAGAACTCATCAATGTTAGTATTAGTTATATCTGTATGATAGCCGTACATAGTTTTAATTTATTCCCAAGATGATTGAATAGGTGTATCACCATTTACTGCCTTTGCCCAATTACTTTTCATGAACCATGCAGTTCTTGAAATTGGATGGAGATCTCCACTTTCATCTTCGATATAAATTAAACCTGTTTGTTCAGCAACTGAATAAGCTCTTTCATTGATAGTAAATGAAGCTTTCTTAAATTCTACTACAATAGGATATTCTTGTCCTTTGTAAGTAGCAATTTTAGTTTCAGTATCTATAGTAACAGCATCAAAATAACCTTCAACACCTGCTGTAAATACTTTACCCTGTTTGACATTAGATGCTATTTCTACAAATTTAGCATCATAATCTCCTTTTGGTTGCCACTGATATTGACAGAAAATATCAATAGACATTTCTTTCCAATTAGAAGGAAGAAGATTAGTCAATGCTTGACAAAAAGATTTGAAATTAGATACAGTACTTAAACCTTGTTTAACTTCTTCTTCTGTTACAAAACATTTCATAATCTGAGTAATCTTTGAGTTAAACTCATTGAATGCTGCAATCATTTCCTTAGCTCTTGGGTCTGTGATGTCATTACCATCTTTAGATTTAGCTTTTGTAATTGGAAATTGTCTGTAATTCTTTGTAGTTCCATTAGGAAACTCAAAGATAATATCAAGACATTCCTGTGCTGCACCTTCTTTACCACCATTGGGGTTAAATTCAAATTTGGTCATTACTGCTTTTTGATTTAGACCAAAATTCAAACTTGAAGATGCTTTTTCATCATTGTTATACCCGTAACTCATTTTTAATATATAATTTAGTGAATGAATGAATAACAAAGGAGAGGAATTACTTCCTCTCCATTAACTTTACCTTATACAAACTGATCATCAAGAGTTGCAGGTGTAATACTTTCTACTTCTTCAACTGGTTCTTCAATTGTAGTTACAGTTACTGCAACTGTAGGTGTTGCAATTTCAGCAGTATCAAGGTCATCAATAAGATTAATAGGCTCTTCAGCTTTCTTAGTCTTTCTACCTTTCAACTTAGGATGAGCAAATACTGCTTTCAATTGAGCAGTTGACATGTTGTACTTCTTTTTGATGTCTTCTCTTGTAAGACCATTGGTAAGATCATTTAAAATCTCGGAAACTTTGATTTGTGACATGGTTTGAAATGTTTAAAATTTAAAAATTGGGTTATAAAAATACAAATTATCTTTTAGAAGTTTTAATTGTTCCATCAGTAACTGGGGAACAGGTGTAAACTTTAACACCTTTTCTTATAGTTTTAAAAATATTATTCTTCTCCATCGTAGTATTTGTTTACAAGGTCAATAACAAGTCCTAAATCATTTGGTATTGTAAGTGGAAACATTCCTACAGGACTTTTAGCAGGATATCTACCATCAAAATTAGTAACAAATTGTTTTAATGCTTTCTTAGTTTTGTTGTCAAACTCCTGAGCACCATAGAGTACTATATCAAACTTACCTTCCATAGTAATGTACTGATCTACCATCTTACCTGCTGTTTTAGCTTTATAGGTAGTACCATAAGTGCCTTGTACTTCTTCAGGGTGTGTAAGAATGATAACATGACCTTTAAACTTTTGAATGGCAGAGAATATTTTACCTATAAAGTAACCTATATCCTGAAATTTATCAAAGCCACTTGTTTTAGCTTTCTCCATGTAGTAATCTGACATAATGTATTGAAAATCATCAATAACAAGAGTAGTGATTTCAGGTTTTTTCTCATTCAAAATACCAATAAGACCTGCTATGTCTAAACCTACATTAGTTTCTACATAATTACCGGTACTAAGATCTTTACCTTGAATGTGTTTATATAACTTTTTCCAACCTCTTGCAGGTAAGTCTTTGTTATTAACATTTACAATAAAAGTGGTGGTGTGATCTAAACCCTTAATACCAAGTTCTTCACTTGGACAAATAGAGGTAGATTTACCAAAGCCGCTTTCTGAAATAATCATAATTTTTGCCATTGCTTTCTAATTGTTTATAAAGTTTTAAAATGTTTGATATTACCATACATCTGTACTGCAAGATGTTGTGGACATTCTGTATCTCGTGATTCTACTAAGTGAATAGACCTGTAATTTGGATACTCATGCAACTGATGTCCAAAGTGTGTGGTTAACCCATATTTTTCATCAGTAGGATTAAAAAGTGTAAAAAGATAATCACACTCTTCACTCAAGTTACCTGAGTCCTTAACATCCTCACCTGTAGGATAGATATATTCTCCATTAAACTTAAGTCTTTCTATGTTAGAGATAGATCTATTCAAGTGAACAATGTGGACAAATGTATAATGACAGAAATTTCTCAGTTCTACACTGTATTCTATCCATTTATCCATATTCTCTTTCATTGAATAACCTCTTTCTCTCTTAAGTTTTCTGATGTGGTCAGTAATGATAATAGTTCTCTTTTGTTTATCCTTATGGACATAACCTAAAAGTCTATTTTTCTTTACCTTTTTACCATCTTCAGTAGCTTCATACTCTTGAAAAGTAAACTCACCATTCTTTCTTGCATATTCAAGAATAGTATTTCTCATACCTGTAGGATTATCTCTGTCTTCCATAAACTGAATTACACCTTCTTTTAACTTTATACCTTTAGAATTATATTCTCCAAATAATGGAATAATCCTATTGGTATAAATATCTTCAAGTATAGTTTTATGTTCTTCAGTTAATGGAATGACTTCTCCTTCTCTATCTTGTAACTTACCAAGTAAGTATCTGCTTGATAAAAGATAAGTTTCTCCATTATGTGTAATTTCAGAGATACCATAATCTTTAAAAAAGAAAAAAGAAGCAAAGTCAAATTCCTTTTTCACTCTATCAATTTCATAAGAAAAATAAATTACAGTTAGTGGTATGTTATGTTCCAAACAATGTAATATTGGGTGTATTACAAAAGCAAAATCTACTAAAGTACTTTTACCAACCTTTGGACCTGCTGCTACACCATAAATAGCTTTCTTTTGTATTCCATCACAAGCTCTATCTAATGGTGCTAATCCTGTAGGTAATCCTTTATTCTGTCCTTCTTGTCCTAATTTAAGAGCTTCAATAAAATTCATTACTTCATAATTTTAGTAGTTGGGTCAACAATTTGTTTCATTCTGATTTCTCTTAATCTATCTACCCAATCAGTAAGTAGAGAAGTTTTATAATTACCTTGTCCATCAAAGATAAATCTCTCTGCCATCTTGACATATTTAGGATCTGTTGACCTAAGATACATCATTGTTGCTTCCAATACATCCTGTTTTCTAATGTCAGGATTTTGAGTAAAGAACATTTTCATTCTCTGAACACAAGCTTTCTTGTTACCTTCTCTTTCTTTGTTCTTAGAAGCAAAGAGTTTTCTAAACTCATTTACCCATTCCCATACACCATCTGTACTTTGTCCATCATATAATGCTATATGCCAATTGAGAGTATTAGTTTTGTAATCTCTCTCAACAATCCCTATAGTATTTACTGCTCTAACAGTAGCTTCAGGTATAAGGTCATCAGTAGTAAGTCCATGATATAAGGACAGTAAGTATAATAATGCTAAATCACACTCTACATTTGAGTTATGCAGAAACTTAACTAACTCTTGGTTAATTGTCATCTTTACAGTATTTAAGGGTTATTTAATCTTTTGAAATATAATCTCACCATCATTATTCATAATCTTTTTCCAAAGTAATGAATCATTTTGACAATCTATTTGACCACGTTTATATCCTTCATCATATTATCTTACATTTCTAAGTGAAGAAATCTTTGTAGTACTAAGCTCACGAAATTTGACAGCAATCATTTGCTCATTACTATCAATAACTAAAAAGTCATATCCACCTTGTTGTAGTAATCCTGTAGAAGGTTCTACTTTACAATTAGGATACATTTTCTTGAGATTATTAAATCTCTCTTGTTGATCTACACAGCTTGTAAATACTAATAATATTAGGATAAATAAGTATTTCATATTACTTGATTAAATTTGGTGGATAAGAATTGAGGATTGAGTCTTTATCTATAGGATCATCTTCAGTATAGAAATAATTTGTTTGTACATTCTCAGCAGCAGCTTTTAATGCAGCTTCTACATGAAGTTTAGCAAATTCAATCATTAGTTTACGTGCAGTCCATCCTTTACTTGGATTAGACTGAGCTTCTTTTATAAATTCTTCTGCTGTTGGTATCTTTTCCATAATATTATTGTTTTAAAATGTTAAAAAATAAACAACTAATGCCTTCTCAATAGGGTATCTATGTATGCCCAAACCCATACACTCCATGTCTGCCGACAGATACATTAACCTAATCACTAACATTTGAGAACTGTGAGATACAACTGACTAAAAGCACTCGTGTATTTATTAGTGTTAATCATTAGTTGTTTATAGTTTCGGTGACAGGACTCGAACCTGTATTTACACTTTACTTGTATTAGTTGTGTCTGATAGATTGGGTATCAATACATTTCCCGCACCACCTATTCTTAACCATTTGAATTACACCGAAATTTACTAACTTAATTATGCCCTAATACAACGATTTTCATCTGTCATTAAGTTAGATTATCTTAATTTTATCAGGATTTAAACCAATAAGAGCTTTCTTAGTCCATTCTTCATCTACAGTATTTGCATAATACACTATATAAATAGTAGCTTTTTCATCTTCTTCAACATTACACATTCTCATTACCTTTTGAATAGCAGATTCTTCTCCACTTCTCATCTGATGAAATATACCTGTCTTAAGATTAGGAAAAGTTACACCCATATTAGTCATCTCACATACAGCAAGTTTATTGAGTTCTCCATCCATAAACTGAGTAAGAATGTTGGGATTTACTTTAGAGTGATAACCTGTAGCAAACTCATCAGCAACTTCTGTTCTTGCAGTAAATATAAGACATCTCTCTTGGTCTTTGATAAGTTTTTTAACTCTTTCAATTTTAGTTCTTGACTTGTAAATAAGTTCAGCTCTTCTTGAAGCTTCTGCCATTTTTACAAATTCAAATTTCTTATTGTTCCAAGCCATTTTCTTAAACTTCTCAAATTGTGCTGTATGATACTGATAATTAGCATATTCTGTAGTAAGAAACTTTGCATCTTTAGAGCCTGCTTCAATATACTTGTTAGTAGCATCTAATGTAACAGGTACTAAGATAATTTCATAATCAGCAACAATGCCCATCTCTATAGCTTGTTCTATAGTAAATTCAAATATTTTCTGAAGACCTAATTCTAACTTTAAAGTTTTTTCAGTTTCTTTTGAAATAGAACCTGAAGCACCTAATAGTCTTCCTTTAAAATCTTTTAACAATAACATTTGTGCATCACTAAGAGTATGTACTTCATCACATATTATTACATCATACTTAGATAAGTCTTCTTTACTTAAACTTCTCTGATTAATAAGTGTAATATTTTTTGGATTCATTCTCCATTTTTCAAATTCTTTTTTCCAAGATTCTAAAATTGTATTATATGGTGCTGTAATAAGAAACTTTTTAGTTTTCATAGGTTTGATTGCATCACATATAATCTTACTTTTACCTACTCTTGGTGCTATACAAATAATTCCAGTAAAGGAATTGTCTAAGATTGCAAGTGTAGCATCACTTTGCAGCTTTTTTCTTTTTCCTGCCGTTAGAGATTCCATCTATGATTTTGTTTATTTGTAAGAGATAATATTCTAAGTTTAGATTCTGTTTTAATTCTTCTAAATTCATTGTAGTCAAATTATTACATGGTGTACACTTCCAACCTGCTTCAACTTCAGATTCTCTCTCTTTCACCTTTATTGGTGGCATAATTTTAATAAGAGAGCATCCTGTATTTGTAATAAGATATCTTGTAACTCTTTGTTGTGGTATATCTTCATCTTCATACCTTGCTACAAGTTTGTGATCTCTCTGTATTTTTACTTTTGAGTAAAATTTAGATAAACCATTCTCTAACTCTTGCATAAGATATTGTATTGGTGGTGTATTGGAAATGTAATATGCTGATATAGCTTCCTGAACTACTACACAAGATAAATTCTCATGCATTTCAAGTTCTGTTAAAGTTTTAAATGCAGCACCCTTTCTCTTTACCTTGTTATTAGTATAAACAGCTAAGTAATTAGATACATCTTTGATAACCATCTTAGAATAACTTGCACTTTCCAAAGTAAGCTGAGTAAGTTTTTGCCACCATTCAATGATAGCATTTACATTTTCCTTTTGTGATTTATGAACTCTAATAGTTACACCATCAGTATTTATCTGAAGTATCTGACTAATTTTCATAAGTTGTTCAGCAAGCATTGTAAGTAAAAGCTGTCCATTAATGGTAATGGCCATAGTATACTTGGGGTCATAGAATGGTGAGAATTTAGAATTACTCTTACCATATACTCCATTGAGTTCAAGCTTGATAGAAGTATTTGTAACACTACCTTTAGGATATATACCACGTTCTTCATATCTCTCACCATAAACATCACAAAACTCTATACCCAAATGTTCAGGATATAATTTGTTCTTGATACCTAAGTTAGGATAATAAGAAGATACATCAATATCATCAATAGTGTGTTCATCATCTACAAGATATACTCCTGGATCAATACAACCATGTACTCCACCTGTACCAAATACAAACTCAAATCCATCGTGTACAATATTGAGATTCTTTTGTACACCTTTAGTTTTATATACATTGTAATGACCTTCTATTTCTGTTAGTTCTTCAAATGGTAACTCACTAAAAACTTTGTAAGTATCAGTGATTACCTTTTTTTTCAAATAGGATAGTAATTTTTGAAATCCTACTGTTTCAAACTGTATATAAGGGAAGATAATGTCACCAATAGCTATAGATTTACGAGGACTTTTCTTCTGTAATTTTGCAGGACCAATTCTTTCTGCTAACTTAAATGCAAAACTTTGTTCACCTATTTTAGGTGAGTTCCAAGAAAGCATATCTACACCATAAGTATTAGATAAACTTTCTCTTAATGATAAAGCTTCTTGAGATCTGTCATACAATATTTGAGTAGCATCAATATCATTCCAACAATAGTCTACAAGAATAGACATTTGTGCAAGAGTAACAGGTTTAGTATAATCAAAAGGTAACTCTTGAATATTAGGCATATTGAATACAAACTCTAAATCTTTTAGAGAAGTTCTTCTTGCATCATTATCAAAATGATGTAGTAAAAATAAGTCTACATTAGGTTTTTGTGTAAACTTACGAGAAAATTTAGCATAGGTTTCATCTAATATCAGTCTATCTGAATGCTTCTTCAGTACTTTTATTAAATCTTTACCTTTTAAGTAAGTATGCTCTAATAACTTTTGTAGTATTTTACCATCATAGGCTATGCAGTTAAATCCAAATAACCTGATGTTAGTAGATAACCAATCCACTAACTTAACAGTTTCTACTTTTCTCTGAGATATTTCAAAAGATATTCTCTCTTTAGTCTTAGTGTTTTGTGCACATAAAAGAAAGAAATTTGAATATAACTCAATGTCATATACATAGTCTATCATATAGAGTAATAATTAATGGCTGACTAAATAAAAAAGAAAACCTATCAGCAAGCAAACTATAAATGTAAGTCTTCATTTGGATATTTCCATTTGAATATTACATTTAATAGTTTACTTGAGATAAGTTTTTTAGTTAAATTGTTTGTTCGTAAGAGATACCTGCTCCTTGTAATTCTTCTAAAATTGCATCAGTTACATATTCATCTCCGTTTCCACGAAGGTCAATATCTTCTTTAGCAATCTTAGAGAAGAAAGTTCTACGATATTGCACTTTACCTGCATCATCAAGAATAACTTCTCCTTCTAACTCAGAACCTTTTGGATATCTTGCTACTTGAGAGTTTGCAAAATCTTCCAAATCTTTCAGACCATTATCAATAGCTGTTTTCTGATTTGAATCAAGAATTGGAGCATTAGAAAGAATTTTGTAAATGCAGGAATTAGGTAATGCAATAAGCATTCTCTTCATTTCTGCTTCATTTTTTCCTTCAGGTACTTGAATCCAAGCTACACGAGTTTCATTACTCTTGTATTCTTTTTCTTCAGCACCAAATGCAGAATCATCAAAAAGTCCATCCTGAAGATCAGAATTAAATTTTTTTGCTGCATAATAAGATGTTTTGGTAATAATTTGTTTGACTTCCAATGTCAAGCTGCCTTCTTTTTGATATGCTGCTTTGTGAAGTCTTGAGAAAAGAACTTTTCCCTTTACTGATGATTCTCTGCTTGCGTTGCTCATAATTTTTTGATTGAATTGTTTAATAAATATGTTTAATAAATTGTTGACATACAAAAAGCCACTGTATTACTACAATGGCCAAAACTAAATACACACAGATGGAAATTGTGATTCTGTTAGGATTCAAACCTAAAACCTACTACTTAGAAAATAGTTGCTCTATTCAGTTGAGCTACAGAATCTAAAAAGAGAGGATTTCTCCTCTCAATGATAACAACATTCATTAACCTAAAACCCTGTGATTCTGATTGGACTTGAACCAATATCTCAACTACTAAAGTGCACTGTATTTGATACTCTACCATTAAGCTACAGAATCAAAAACACCCTTACTTTCATAAGGGTATCCAAATTGACATTTTACCAAACCTTTAAACGCTGCAAGTTTAAAATTTGTTTTTGTAAGAACTTTTTCTGTAATATTGTAAATATAGTGCTTTATTGAATATTCACAAAGAAATGCAAAATAATAATAGCAAAAATAAGGGGGGGTGTTTAGTTAAGGATTACAGAAAAAATAACAAGGGATTTCTCCCTTGCTATGTTAAAATGGTATTGGGTCTACTATTGGTTCTTTTGACCAAATCACCTTATTATACCAATAAGAATCTTTAATGTGTTCATCATCAGATTCAATTTTATAATAAGTTTGATTCAGTTCTGTATTTACTCCAAATAATGAAACATTGATTATAGATGCTTCACATTCAAAGAACAAGAAACTAAACATTCTTGTTACATTTTCTGATAATACATAATATGTGTTCATTATTCTTCAAGTTTAATTCCAAATAAATTTCTTTTACCCAAGTAAGGCATTGGCATCACCATATCAGGATTATTTTCCCAACTTGTAATTACCTTTATACCTTTGTTGATGCAGGCTTGTAAAAATAAAAAGTTGTTATGCTTTTTAATAGCCTTGTTTCTGAGTGAACGAAGTTTACCCCTTGAAGTATAACTCCATTGTTTTCCAGCTAATGTAGTTAATTCTTTAGCAAGAGTATCCGGTACTCTTACAATGTTGTTTTCTTTACTCTTAACATTTTTCATAATATATGGATTTAAAGTGAATAAATAGCATTTTCTACAAACTCTTCAACAGATTCCTGAGTATGTAATTTAGAAAATCTCCATTCAGCAAATGAAAGTTCTCTTCTAATGTTTAAAACAGGAATAAAAAAAGTAGGATTAGTAATTTCCACCAATAGGTAAGAAACTACTAATCCATTATTATCCAACACTTCCCTTATAGTGTATTCTTCACCTTTCTTGGGAAATGTCAGATTAAGTCCTTTAGATTCTTCCAATAATGTTTGTAAGACTTTACTGAAATCATCATTTATACACAGTACTTTCATTGTAGTTCAATAGGTATTTTAGGACAAAAATGATGTTGCCATCCTTCACTTCCATCATATTCCCAACGGGAAAACCAAGTTCCATCATTTAACCACACTCTACCAAATAATTCTTGAGTACCATAACCTGCATCATACTCAACATCAATTGTATTTAAAAACTCTTGCTTTTCCTGTTCAGTATAACCAATTTTAAGTTTGGCTGCTATTTGCAAATCTTCATTCGAGATAGATATTGCTGCACATTTTACACCTAAGCCAAATGCTCTTTCAATTTCTTTTCTTGCATTCATTTCTTTGAATTTAAATTAAAAAATAAAAAGTGTTAGGATTGCTCCTAACACTATATTTTACACTGCCTGTTCAAGTTGTTCTTTCTCTGTATTCCAATTATGAAAATTCATTACATCATACTCTGCATCTTCATATCCCTTAGCTTGTCTAAGGAAATTGTTATACAAAGATAATTTAGAACTATCAATTGTCAAAGGAATCATAGAAACATTTTCCAATACACCTTTCCACATTTGATGTAATGTAGGTGTAATATTGGATTCTCTTTCCAATTTGTACTTATTTCCCCTTACATTACGTAAGTAAGTAAGTTGTAGCATTGACAGTACACCTTCGTGTCTGTCATTGAACTCAATATCTCTTGCATTTACTCTTTCCCAATATTCTTTCTCAATAACACCAAAATAATGGATGTCATCAAGTAAAGAAAGTTTGTATTCAGCCTTATGCCATTTTGTGAGAGAGATTGTAGGTACATAATTATACCTTTTATCAACTCTTCTGTTAATAGCATCAGTTTCCCAAAATACAAATAGCTTTGGTACTATAATAGGTACATATTCTTCAATATTAAAGTATGACCTGTTAAAACTTTCAGCAAATTTCTTAATAGCTGCATAATGTTCTTGTAAAAACATTGTATGTTGTTGTTCTCCTGATTGAAAAGCATAAAGATATGCTGAAATGAAATCTGCAGTACTGTTACCTTCTTCAGATAAAACTTCAGCAAGGTCTAAGAATCTTAACCTTGATTCTACTACTGACATTGCTGTTAGAAAATCTAATACTGCTAAGTTGATTTTATAGCTTTTACGAGTTTTCATAATGTGTGTGTTTAAAGTTTAAAGTAAATATCCGACATAAAGGGGGGTGTTTAGTTAAGGAACTCTTAAAAATATAACTATTTAAAAAAGAAAGGAACTTAATTTTCAGAATAAATGTTGAAATAACTTTCTTTAGTTCACTAAAGAAACCTGAAAATTTCAGAGGTTTATGAGGTATTTTGAAAGAGGGGAGTGTGAGGGGAGAAAACTTTTTAACCTTTTTAGAGAAAAATAATAGTAATACTATCATTAATGTAATGTGTTCTGTTTCAGTGACTAAAGAAAAAAATAACTCAATCCATAATAGGATTGAGTTATTTTAGTTAGTAATCAAACATATCATCTTCAATATCTTGGATGGCACAATCCAAGAAACGATTTTCAATGTTGCCTAAACCTGTTTCTTTAGGAACAGGTTTATTTGCTTGTAGTTTTTCATAATAAGAAATTACAGCCATAACTGAATTTCCTTGTCTTACACAACCATCATAAAGATTTGTAAATCTTCTGATAGTTTCTGCTAATGCTTCTTGCTTATTCATTTGAGTTTAATTTAAAACATCATAGTGAAATGTAGTCTTTTCAGGACTATCACCTATTATGTGTTTGTTAGTAAATTTGATAAATTGTTTCCAACTCATAATATGTCCATTCTTTGTAAATGGTACAAGAATATGAATAAGGTTAAAATCATCTTTGGTTATCTTGTAACCTTTTTTCTGTAATTCCTTTTTATACTTTGCCTGATACAACTCTAAATTAAGTTGTACAATTTCAGGATTAGTATTGTAATAATGAGAATAGCATTTTACTTCATCATTACTCTCAATGAGTTCTGATAAGCTAAATGCTGCTATTGGTTGTTGTGCAGATATAGAATCTGCAAAAATACATAATAGAATAATATATCCTACTATAAGAATTGTGGCTGCTATAGTTTTCATTGTGTTTAGTTTTTAAATGATGAATAAATAAAAAAATCTCTACTCTTGTGAGTAGAGATTGTATGTTTAGAGAGATTGAATTTCTTCAATTCTCTTGGTGAGAGTCAATTTCAGGTTGTTTTCCTGATACATAACTCTTACAAACTTTGCTGTAGTTTCAATAATTTCTACTACTACATTAGCATAGAATTTGCCATTATTTGAAAAACTTGTTGTGTAAAGCATACTTGTAGGTTTTAGTATGATGAAAAATGAATATTTGTGAAACTGCTGAGAATCGAACTCAGTATTCTATGATGACACATAGCCCCTGCGACTTATTGCATTCTTTAATCTTATTTTCATAAGATTCCTTTTTCAGGAAGTAAGTGCTGTATATAGTTATAACTCCCGTAGGATTATAACTCACTTAAATCAGTCAATGCCTTTGTGGAAGTAGTCTAATCTCCCCTTGCAGTGCTCTACCAATGAGCTACAGTTTCTTTTGTTGTAATTAAAAAAACATTAACAGAGCATACATTATTTCCTTTGGATTTTATAGGATGCATTTTCCCTGTAGCAGTAGGACTAACCCCTTTCGTTATATGTTTGTGCACAACATATAAGTACTTTTAGCTTACTACGATATTCCTTACGGTTTATCTTAATCCAACATAGTATGTTGTTAATGTTAACACAAAGATGTTTATTTTACGGCTTATATTATCCGAATTACTAAACATTTAGGGATTATTGTTAACACAAATTAATTTGTGTTTATTCTTGAAGGTGTACCTATTACAAATAGTGTAATAAGTACTCCACTAATGAGTATAAATGTTAATGTTTCCATACTTGCAGCGTTTTTTAAACTTGTACTAAAAAAACTATTTCACATCTCACTTGCAATGACTATGCAATTGTATAGGGTACAGAGCCTATATGAGAATGTGAAATAGTGTAATACTTTAGCTTTAGAATATGTCTAAAGTTTCTAATGGAGAAGTTCTGTCTACGTTGACCAGGCATCCTTCTTCAAGGATATCTTCAAACATAAACGCCATCTCAAGAGATGGATCTAAGTCCTGCTGGACTTTGTAAAATGCTTTGCCTGCAAGCAAAGAGTATTTGCCTGTGTTGGAATTTAATACTCTTTTGAAAGAAGTAACGCCAATTGCTTCTTTGAACTCGGAAACTGAAATGAAATTCATAATCTTGTGGTTTTTGAAATGTGAAAATTACTATCCTAAATTAAGGGGGGTGTTTAGCTATGGAAGTGTTTAATGTGTATGTATATATAATGGTGTAGTTTTTCAGTTTCACGTGAATGTGTTTAGAAGTTTCAAATGAATATGTATAATTTTTCAGTTCCAAGTGAATGTGTTTAAAAGTAAGTATACATATATGTATATATGTACACGTTTCAAGTTTCAAGTGTATGCGTGAATGTGTAAAAAAATAAGTGAACTCGTTAGAGTTCACTTATTTTTGTGTAAGTAGGGGAGTGTCCAGTTAAGGACTGAGAAAAGTATAAGGTGCTACGAGAACACCTTATACTTGAAACTTACAATAGATCAATTACATTCCATACTTTTTGCTCATCTATGAGCAAAGAATATTGGTAACTAATCAATACCATTATCCTATCATACTCTTCTTCAGACTCTTGCTGAACAAGTTCAGCATTTAATCTGTGAATAGTTTCACGGACTTGTTCATTATGCAAATGTTTGTCCATTATTTCAGGACTAACCAATTGCATTCCCAGTTTTTCAATTTGTTCTTCAATTGCTTGTAATTGAAGATTGAGGGATCTGATTTCCCAATTAACCAACTCATTGTGGTTATGAATCTCTGACTTTGTCATAGAGATATATATTTAAAAGATTAAATAATAATTTGAAAATACCCACACCTATCAATGACAATGATAGTTAACAGGGAACAGAGCCTGAATGTGGGTAATTTAGTTCTTAGAATACGTCACCCGTATCTTCGAACTTGCTTGTGCAATTTATCAAGCAACCATCAATGATTTCTTCATCGTCACCGATGATGAAGACCATATCTTTGGTTGTGTCCAAATCCTGTTGGACTTTGACAAACTTGCCATTGTCCAATAAGAGTGAGTATTTACCCGTAGTTGGGTTTAATACTCTTTTGAAAGAGTTCACACCTGTGAACTGCTTGAACTCTGCAATGCTAATAAACTGTGCCATCTGTGGTGGAAGTTTAATTGGTGACAACATTATCACCAAACATAAAGGGGAGTGTCCTGCTAAGGACATTTAATTTTGTGGCTCAATTTAGACCACTATCCCGAAGGGTAGGGGTATTGAATTGAACCAAAAATTAAGGGGGGTGTTTTTTAAGGGGAATCACACACTTATTATTCAGACCAATTTTTAAATTTTATAAAATTTTTTCACACATCAATGAAACACACCTATTTTTAAATTTTATAAAAAATTTTTTAGAACCCTTTAATTACAAGTGAAAAAGAATTACATTTGTATCTAAAGAATATTAAAGAAAAAACTGAAAGATATGAAAGCACTAAGTAAGAAGTTAGTATTACCTAACAAGGATTATTACATTGTACATTTGTCTATTATTAATGCCCTGATTCCCAGTAATAAATTAACACCAAAGGAGATTGAAGTACTTGCTTCTTTTATGATGTTGCAAGGTGATATTGCTGAAGATAGGTTTGGTTCTACTGCTAAAAAGAAGATAAGGTCTGAACTTAATTTATCTGATGCAGGATTATCTAATTACATTAAGAGTTTAAAGGCTAAAGGATTTGTCACTAACTCTAATACTATTTTGCAGATGCTTATTCCTAATGATGTAAGTCAGGATTATTATTTACAGGTTATAAATAAGGATTATGGCACTACAGAGAAATCAGCTGATTAGTCAGTATTATGAAAAGGTAAAACAATTATACCCTAATTTGACTGAAGATGATTTTCATTCTACTGTCCTTGATTCTTTTAAGTATTTTAGACAAAAGATGATTGGTGAAGATTTACCTAATATAAGGTTAAAGGGTTTTGGCAGTTTTCAAATATTTCCTACACCTATACTTGCTAAGTTAAAGGAAGTAAAGTGTGATGTTGATTTTAGAGCAGCTCAAAATTACAATATTAGGGAAGATGATATGTATGTAAAGCAATTGAATATATTAACTAATTATGTAAGCAAATATGAAGAATCATTTAAAAAAGTTGCTGAAAGGAGAAATACCATTAAGTGATGTTTACTATTATTTTCAAGGGCATCTAAGAGAAAAGCTCTATTATTCTAAATTTAAGTTTCTAATAAGGAAACATATTCAGGAACAGTTTGAATATAGGATGAAAGTAATGGATAAAGATTGTTATCTTGCAGGACAATGTAAGATTTGTCAGTGCTCTATACCTGCACTTACTCTCTGTAACAAGGAATGTCATGGTAAATGTTATCCTGTAATGATGTCTGCTTCAAATTGGAAAAACTTTAAAAAAACTATTAGAGATGTGGAATAAAACAGTTCATGATTTTGGTAATGCTAAACCTAAAACTACTATTGAAGCTACTTTTAAATACTCAGGTGCATTAACTATTAGTGAAATAGCTGTAGCTTGTGGTTGTACTACTTCAAAGTATAATAAAGGATCTAATGAGGTTATTTTAAAATATACCACTACAGATATTCCTAAGCATTTAGAAAAACTTGGTCAAAAAACAATGGAAGTTGCAAAGACTGCTACTGTAACTTTTAATGATAATTCAAAACAGGTGTTGTTTATTAAAGGTGTAATTAAAAAATAAAATTATGAGATTAGAATATGGTAGTAAAGGAGAGTTTGTATTACAGTTACAGGTAGCTCTTAGAGAAACAGGACTTTACAAGTTTCCTATTAATAGTTTGTTTGATTCTTCTACACTTATTGCGGTAAAAGAATTTCAAAAAGCTGCTAATTTATCACAAGATGGTGTAGTAGGACCTATGACATGGGAAGCACTTAATAATAAGACTTCTGTATTGGGTAATAAGTTGATGTATTTGATGATACATTGTACTGCTTCAAGAGAAGGACAAGAATGGACTAAAGGTGCTATTGAAGAAACACATATGGGGCCTGCTGATATTATAGGTGGTGTAAGATATAAGGGTAAAACTTACCCTAATAGGAATGCACTTCCACAAGAGTTTATTAATAATAAGCCTATTAGAACCATGGTAGGTAGAGGTTGGTCTAAATGTGGATATTATAAGATGGTGCATCTTGATGGCTCTACTACTGTTATTAATCCTGTTAATGAGAATGCTGTAGTAGAAGGATTTGAAGTAACTTTTGGTGCACTTGGGTTTAATAATAATTGTAGGCATATTGTGTATGTTGGTGGAGCTGAAAAAGTTAATTGGCAAATACCAAAAGATACACGTACTCCTGAACAGACTAATACTCTCATTAAAGAAGTATTTGATACTATAAAATTACATCCTAAAATCAAAATCTTAGGGCATCATCAAGTAGCAAATAAGGCTTGTCCAAGTTTTGATGTACCATCATGGTTAAGAGATATTGATGTTCCTGAAGAAAATATTTTTTAACATGGTAGAGATATTTGAAGTACATAATTCGTTTGTTAAACCTGTTAAAGAACTTTTACTTATATCTCCTTTTAAGGAAATATGGGATAGAGATACTACTAAGCATAAGGATAATGCAATAAGAGAATTTTCTTATGTTTATTTTGTGGTGTCACCTAAGAAGAATAATCCTTATTCAGGTTATAAGGAAGATGAAAGAGAAAGTAAGGTGATAAAAGGTTTATGGAAAGATGAAAGTTGGGAACCTGATACACTCATATTTAATGCTATTGAAACTTACAATCAATGGTTATCTGATGCTTCACCATCTATGAGGTATTTTAAGGCTGTTAAAGCAGGTATAGAAGAAACTATTAATTTCTTTCAGAGTGTTGATTTTAGTGAAAGAAATGATAAAGGATTACCTGTGTATAAGATTGGAGAAGTTATTGCTGCATTAAAATCTGCTAATGAAGTACTTAGATCTATGTCAGATTTACAGGAAAGAGTTGAGCAGGAAATTTATGAATCCTCTAAAACCAAAGCTGGTAAAGAGATAAACCAATTTGAAAGATGAAAAACAATTTTATTGATGCATTTGATGATTCTACATCAAACAAAGTTTCACAGTCTTCTTCACAGAAGCATCATGAGTCATGTTCTAAGTTTATATCTATGCTTTTTAAAGCAAAAGAAGATGCTCACATTAGTCATATAGAGCAAAGAGTAAAATCTTCAGCTTCACATGAAGCACTTGGAATGTTTTATGATGCTTTAGATGGTTTACTTGATACATTTGCTGAAACAGTAATGGCAGTACATGGTCAACTTACTCTGTCATTTCAGGCATCAGGTATATCTAATCTTGTATCTTACTTTGAAGGTTTGTATAAACAGGTAGAATCTGCTAAATCTATGTTTAAGGAAACTTGGATTCTAAATCAGGTTGATGAAATGAGTCAACTTATAGCTCACACTCTTTATAGATTGAAATATGTAACAGCAGCTCCTGCACAATAAACTGTATGAAAGTAGAATCAGTAAGAAATCCTAATGGACACTGGGTTAATACAGAAGTATTTAGGGAAGAAGCAAGGCATTTTGAGAAATATGGTTATTATTGTCCTGACCCTTGGGGTTCACCATCATGGCAGATATATTGGGAAGAACAACTTAGAAGGACAGTTGAAGGATATGATGTAGGAGGAGTTAAGATAACAGGTGATCATTACTTTTATCTTAACTTCTGTCCTATTATGAGGGTAGAGAAAAATGCAGCAGGTAGGAAAGCTAAGAAATTAGATGGTTTTCCTGACTTTTGGGATGGTGATTATAATTATTATTGGGCAAGTGAGATAGCTTATAATGGTATTACACTACAGGATTATAAAGATCTTAATCTTCAAATTACTATTGAAGAAGAATTTCTTGATGGTGGTAGACATGTTATTGTAGGTAAATCAAGAAGAAAAGGTTACTCTTATAAGAATGGTTCTAAAGTAGTTAATAAGTATAATAATACAAGAGATTCATTGTCTATTATTGGTGCATTTGAAAAGAAATATTTATACCCTGAAGGAACAATGGGTATGGCAAGTGACTATATTAACTTTTTAAATCAACATACCGGGTGGAGAAAGAATAGAGATTTTATTGATAAACAAGATCATAGAAAGGCATCATTTAAAGAAGTAGTTAATGGTGTATCCATTGAGAAAGGTTATGGTTCTCAGGTAATGGCAGTTACTTTTGCAGATAATCCTGATGCTGCTCGTGGTAAAGATGCTGTTTATGTACTGTTAGAAGAAGCAGGTAAGTTTCCTAATCTTAAAAGTTCATATATGGCTACTGAACCTACACTAAAAGCAGGTAAGTTTATAACAGGACAGATTATTATATTTGGTACAGGTGGTGATATGGAAGGTGGTACTATTGATTTTGCTGAAATGTTTTATGACCCTGCTACTTATAACTTATTACCATTTACTAATGTATGGGATGACAATGCAGAGAATACAAAGTGTGGATTCTTTCATCCTATATTTTGGAATATGGATGGTTTTTATGATAAACAAGGTAATTCTCAGGTAGAAGAAGCTACTGAATATGAGTTGGTAGAAAGAGCAAAGATATTAAAGAACTCTTCTAATGGTACTGGTGTTATTCAAAAGAGAGTACAGGAATATCCATTAAAACCAAGTGAAGCTTTTCTTACAGTATCAACTAATGACTTCCCTATTACTGAACTTCGTAATAGATTAAACATTGTAGAAAGAGAAAAGTTACATGATAAGAAAGGACAGGCAGTAAGTCTTATAAGAGGAGAAGATACTAAGGTAAGAGCTATACCTGATTTAAAGAATGAGTTAGAACCTGTTTGGCATTATAAACCAAAAACACTTAATCTTAGTGGTGCACCAACAATATTTGAATACCCTATACCTAATGCACCTAAAGGTTTATATAAGATTGGATATGACCCTTATCAACAGGATCAAAGTAGTGGTTCATCATTAGGTGCTGTATATGTTTATAAAGGTCACTCTACATTTTCTTACAGTAGAGATATGATAGTGGCTAATTATGTAGGAAGAATGAATACTGCTGATGATACACATAGAGTTGTAGAGATGTTAGCAGAACTTTATAGTGCAGAAATAATGCATGAGAATATGGTAAGAGATGTTAAATCTTACTTTGAAAAGAAAAGAAAATTACATTTATTAGCTGCACAACCTGATGCTGTAATATCTAAAAATATTAGAAATTCTAAGGTAGCAAGGGTGTTTGGCATTCACATGAATGATCAATTAAAAGATGCAGGAGCAAAATATATAAAACAATGGTTATTAAGAGAGAGAGATGTAGATGAATTTGGAAATAAAATATTAAATTTGGACACAATTTCAGATCCCGGACTTTTGGAAGAATTAATACTGTTTAATAGGAAAGGAAACTTTGATAGGGTAATGGCATTTATGATGATCATGTTTCAATTAGAAGAAGAAGGAGAAAAGAAGTGGGATGAAGATACAGGTAAAAATAAAGCTGCAACATCATTACTAAACTCATTTAAAAATTGGTATAAAAAATCATGAGTAATACAGGCAATTATAATGTAGCTATGCCAAAACATAGACTTACAAGAGCAAAAAAAGATGAAGATGACAAACAATGGTATAAACAGAATTTAGATTTTTTAGATAAAAGATCTTTTGCACAGATAGGATTTAATGGTTCAGGATTTGATACATTTGATGCTAACAGTGTATCAGATTATAAAAGAATGAAAGTTAATTACGATCTCTTTAATAATATTATTAATATTAAGGATTTTGAATATGTAATTAAACCATTTGGTGCACAGGCAGGTGAGTTACCTGCTAACTTTGTTAATAGGGATATTATATCACCTAAGATAAAGGTGCTTTTAGGTATGGAAATGAAAAGACCTTTTTCTTGGAAAGTGTTAGCAGTTAATGAAGAAGCTACTACAAGAAGAGAGGAAACTGAATTTGGTATGCTTAGGGATTATGTAATTTCAGAAATAATGAAACCTATTAGAACTGAGATAGAGCAGAAGAAACAAGCAGAAGCTCAAGGTAAAGAACTTACTCCTGAACAACAACAGCAAATACAGCAACAAATAGAACAGGAGTTAGAAGCTAAAACTCCTGAAGAAGTTAGGAAGTATATGCAAAGAGAACATCAGGATCCTGCTGAAGCACTTGCACATCAACTACTTGAGTATTTAGTACAAAAAGAAAATATAGCTACTAAGTTTAACTTAGGTTTTAAGCATCTTAATATATCTGCTAAAGAAATTTTTTGGGTAGGTATAATGAATGATGAACCTGTAATGACAGTAGTTAATCCACTATATTTTGATTATGATAAATCACCTGATATTGAATACATTGAAGATGGTGAATGGGCAGTATGTGTATATAGAATGTCACCATCACAAGTAATATCTTATTTTGGTGATGAGCTTTCAGAAGATGATATAGATAAGGTTTACTCTTACTATACTCAGAATGTTAATCATGTTATTGATGCTAACTTTTCTTTTAACATCAATAAAGAAGATGATGGTTGGACAGTAAGGGTAGTGCATGCTACTTGGAAGGCTTTAAGAAAGATAGGGTTTTTGGTATATACTGATGAGAATGGTGAAATACAAGAGTCTATTGTAGATGAAGGTTACACTATTAATAAAACTCAAGGAGATATTTCAGTAACTTGGGAATGGATTCCTGAAGTTTATGAAGGATATAAAATTGGTCAAAGTATTTATGTTTCCCTTAGACCTGTACCAGGTCAGTTTAAAGATATATCTAATCTTTACTATTGTAAGTTGCCTTATATTGGTGGAGTAATGGATTGTACTAACTCATTACCTACTTCTGTTATTGATAGGATTAAAGCATATCAGTACTATTATAATATTATTATGTATAGGATAGAACTGTTAATGGCATCAGATAAAGGTAAGATAATGCTAATGAATATTGGTATGATTCCTGAAAGTGCAGGTATTGATACTGAGAAATGGTTATACTTTATGGAATCTTCTAAAATAGGATTTATGAATCCTAATGAAGAAGGTAATAAAGGTGATGGAAGTATAACTAATGCTGTTAAAGAAATAGATATGTCTTTAGCTTCTGATATTCAAAAATATATTAACTTAGCTGAATATATTGAAAGGAGAGCTGGGGTGTCTATTGGTCTACCCCCTGAAGCTGAAGGACAAATTGGACCTAATGCTGCTGTAACAAATACTAAGCAAACAATGGTTCAGAGTTCTCATATTTTAGAACCTATATTTGAGTTGCACAATGTTGTTAAAAGAAATGTACTTCAAAGATTAGTAGAATGTGCTAAAGTAGCCTATACTGAAAAACCTAATCAGAAACTTTACTATATCTTAGATGACTTTTCAAGACAACTTCTTACTATTGATGCAGAATTGTTAGATAATTCAAGTTATGGTATTTTTATATCTAACTCATCTAAAGCACATGAAGTAAAAGAACTTGTATCTCAACTTGCTCATGCAGCTATGCAGTCACAGAAAATAGACTTAAGTGATGTTGTTAAAGTTATTAGAGCTGAAGGTGTTCAAGAAGCTGAAGAAATGCTTGAAACTTCTGAAGCTAAGAAAAGAGAAGAGATGGAAAAATCACAAATGCAACAGTTAGAGAAACAACAGGAAATGCAACAACAGACATTAGCACATGAAAAAGAAGTAATGGCATACAATAGAGAAACTGAAATGATGAAGGAAAAAGAGAAGACAAATAGAGAGGTTCAAAAACAAACTATTATGTCTTTAGGTTTTGCAATGGATAAAGATGCTGACAATGATGGAGAGATAGATGTAATAGAAGTTGCAAGAGAAGGTGTTAATGCAGATCTTAAAATGAGAAAACAAGCACTTGATGAAAAGAAATTTGAACACCAAAAAGAAACAGATGCTAAGAAAATAGAGTTAGAGAAAAAGAAGATTAATAAAAAAGGTAATTAAACAAGTCAGAAAAAGTTTCAGATTCAAACTGAAAAATATTTAATTTTCAAACTTAAATTTGTGTTATTATGATTAATGAAGTAAAAGAAACAGGAACATCATTAGTAGACTTTAATTGGGATAATAATGAAGAGTTCTTTGAAGTTAAATCTGAACCAACTGTTTTGCCTGAAAAGAAGGTAAAAGAAGTAGTTGATGAAGATGTAGAAAACTTAGACGATAAAGAAGAAAAAGAAACAGAACAAGATAATTTCTTTGAACAGGATGAAGAAGTAAAGACAGCTTTTAGTGGTGATTCACAATGGGCAGATTTATATAAGACTCTTAAATCAAAAGGAATTATTAGTGTAGAAACTGAAGATGACATTGATGAAGAAAAATTCTTAGAGTTACAGGAAGAAGAAATAGAAGCAAGATTAGATGAAACTATTCAGGCTTTTATGGATGAACTTGATGAAGATGCAAAAGCATTTTTAAAGTTCAAAAAAGAAGGTGGTAACACTAAGGAGTTTTTTAAGTTTTACAGTGAAACTTCTAAAGTACCTGAACTTGATATTACTAATGAAAAATCTCAGAAGAAGTTTTTAGAGTACTATTATCGTACTTATGAAGAAATGGATGAAGATGAGGTTGATGATAAAATTCAGTGGTTAGAAGAAACAGGTAAGATGAGTAAGTATGCTGAAAAGTATAGTGATAGTCTTGAACAAGAAGGAGAAAGGTATAAAGAAAAGTTGTTAGCAAATCAAAAGGTAGCAGCTAAACAACAAGAAGATAATAGAAAGCAACTCATTACAGATTTAAAAAAGGTGATTGATAACAATACTGAAATTAAGGATTGGGCACTTACACCAAAAGATAAGAAAGATTTACATCCATATATGACTAAAGCAGCAGTCAAAGTTGGTAACAATCAATTTCTTACTCAGTTTCAAAATGATTTGCAAAATGTTTTCAAAGACAAAGAAAAAATGATTTTGTTAGCTAAAATTATTTCTTCAGATTTTGATGTTAAAGACATTAAGGCTAAAGCTAAAACTGAAGTAATAAAGGAAACTAAACAAAGACTAAACAGTTCTAAGTCTTCTAATTATGGCATAAAAGGTTCTCACAATAAAGGCTTGGTAGATTACTTTTAGATTTTAAAACAAATTATTAAAAAATGGCACAATTAAATAATAAGCTGATTACAAAGCAAATGCCTTGGCATGCAAATATGACTGACCTCAATCACTTGGGTGCAGCTTTAATTGCAAAGCCACACGTATTTGAATCAGTAATGACTAAGTTGTTTACAGCTACTCGTTACTCAGATAATCCTATGACTTACATTTTGTCTTCTACTGCAAAGGAAGAAGAGATTACATCTAATGAATGGGAATGGGGTTTGAGAACAGGTTCTACAAGACCATTGGTTATTGTTGAAAATGTAGAACCATCAAGTAATACTACTCCAGGTAGATTCAAACAAAACTTCAAAATTAAACTTGATGAAAATTGGTTTGTTCCAGGTGATATTATTCACCCAGGTACTACTAATAAAAAGTATCAGGTTCGTATTCAAGAAGAACCTTACAGACATGGTAAAGGTTGGATTTATGTAGTACGTTTAATGTCAGATAATCCTGCTGATTCTCTTCCTGTTACTTACTTGAGTCCGGGTACTCAATGGGCAAAGCTATTTTCTCAGTATGAAGAAGCAGGTGAACAGTCAGGTTCTACTCAGTACTCACTTCCTATTACTTTGAAAAACAGACTTTCACGTTTCCGTAAAAAGTATCAGGTAACAGGTGATGCACATAATCAAGTACTTGCAGTTAAAGTTCCTGATCCACAGGGTAAGATGCATGATACTTGGATTAAGTATGCTGAAGTTGAATATTGGATGCAGTGGTACAAGGAACTTGAAAGAGGTTATTGGTATTCTCGTAGTACAGATTCTGTACTTGGTGCTAATGGTAGACCTATCTATTCAGGCCCTGGTATTCAAGAACAACTTGAAGACTCTCACGTACATCGTTATACTCACCTTACTGCAACTCTGATTGAAGAGTATTTGATGGACATTTTCTACTCTCGTGTAAAGCCAGGTGGACAACGTAAAATCAAAGCATTTACAGGTGAATATGGTATGATTATCTTCCATCGTGCTATTCAGGATTGGATGGAGAAAAAAGGTTTCATCCAAGTTGTTGATCAGTTGTTTATCCAAAAAGGTACTTCTGAATACCATGAAAATGGTTTGGTTGCAGGTTATCAATATGTCAAATATCGTATGGCAAATGGTGCTGAACTTGAATTAGTTCACAACCCACTATATGATGACAGAGAGATTAACTTTGAAATTGACCCTGTTACTGGTTATCCTACTGAATCAATGAGATTTACTTTCCTTGACTTCTCAGGTGAAAAAGGTGAATCTAATGTAAAACGTATCAAGAAAAAAGGTGGTATGTCATTGATTTACACAGCAGGTTTGGTTACACCTTATGGCCCTGTAAACAACAAGCTTGCTTCTCACTCAGGTGACTATTATGAAATGCACGTTAAAGATCAGTGTGGTATCCACATGGAAGATGTTTCTCGTTGTGGTGAATTAATACTTTCACGTTCTTAGAATAAATAGGGGGAGTTAATCCCTCCCCCTTTATTTTTATATTTAATAAACAGAATAATACGTATGAGAAATCCGAATATTGTAGAGTTAAGACCAATTGAAACTAAAAAATGGCATGGTAAAGAAGGCAAAGATGCATTTACTCAAGACCATAGTTCACAAGTACTGTATAATTCTAAAACAGGTAAATTAGATACAGGACTTACAGAAGAAGAAGCAGATAAGTATGGTAAATTGATGGGTATAGATTTAAGTGATACTTTTAATCCTAACTCACCACATCCATTTTGGGCAACTAAACCTGCACAACTAAGATTTCCTAATAGAACTTTAGTGTTAGATATAACAAAACCATTAGAGTTTATTAAGGTAAAAAATTACAAAGCTTCACCATTTGTAGCTAATTCTGAAAAAGAATTTCAAGATGGAGAATGGCCACAAGCTACTCACATTTTGTATGATGAATCAGAACACATTGAGATTGAAGCTCATAAATTGAATAAGAAGAAAGAAGCATATAAAGTTTTTGATAAACTTACCAAAGAACAAAAGGTATCTCTTGTACAAATTATCTTAGACATTTCAGTAAGAAAGCAATCTAATGAATTTGTAGATGTTAAGATATCTGAAATCATTGAAGGAGAATATTTAAATGATTTCTTGAAGTTTAGTAAAATGGATAAAAATCATCTTTACATTAAAGGTATGGTTGTAGAAGCTCTTTATAAAAATGTACTTACCAAAGAAGGAGCAGGTATATTCTATATGGGAGATATTCTTGGACACAGTATTGATGATGTTGTTGAGTACTTTAGTAATCCTCAGAATCAGGAAATTAAAGCTAAAATTCTTGAGAAGTTAAATTAACAGATAAACAGTATGGATATCAGGGCAATGCATTATGATTTAAAAGTCAAACTTAATAAGGTAGATTCCCAACAGTACAGAAATTTAAAAGTACCTGAAATTGATTGGGTTTTGAATGAAGCACAGGAAATCTTTATTAAGACAATTGCAGAACCCCGCACTAAAAACGGATTTGGGTTTGAAGTGAATCAGAGGAGTATTGATGACATTAGAACATTAGTGATAAACAACCTTACTCCTCTACCTGCTGTAATATATAATGTTGTTGATAATTCTTATCAGTGTAATTTACCTGAAAATTATTTATTTTATGTTTCAGGTTATGCATGTCTTAGTAAAGGAGAATGTGATGGTGTAAGAGCAAGACTCTTAATCAAACAACATGATGACATGCATGAAGAATCTCCTTTTGATTCAAGTTCATTTGAGTGGAGAGAAGTGAATGTAAGATTTTTTGAAGATGGACTTAGAGTATTTAGTGATGGAACCTTTATTGTTGAATCTATATGTGAATTTAATTACATTAGGAAACCTGCCTATATTCAAAATGCTCAAGATTATGTAGGGGGAACTTACAATTTACCTGATGGTACAGTGCTTACACTTAGTCAGGATTGTGAATTACCTGAACAGACTCATAGAGAGATTGTAGATATAGCTGTTTTAATTATGACAGGACAAATGCAGATACCTGATTTTCAAATCAAACAAGCAAAAGTAAATCTTTTGAACAATTAAAAATCAATAAAAAATGAGTGCAAATAATCATGTATTTCAAGTTCTTGTAGCACCAACTGATGTAGCTCCTGTAACAACAGCAGGTCAAACTTTGACACAACTTGTTGCAGCTGGTATAGGTACTATGGGAGTATTTTCTTATGACACAGGTTTATCTGTTAGTGCAGCTACTGTAGTTAATGAAAGATCTATCTTTATTGCTATAGCTGTAGACACTAATGGTGATGGTGTAGCAGATGATGTAAGATTTTCAGCAGGTACACACATCCAAAAAAGAGGTGTTACTGCTTACACTTTAAGATGTTATAGTCCTGAAAGACCTAACATTGTTGACATTACTGATTTCACTGATGTTAAGTGTGACTCTGATTATGCTTTCAAAGTAGAGTTTAGAGGTAACACTCAAGCTTATATGAACTATGGCTTTAATCAGTTTGCAAAAACATTTGCTGTAAGAACAGGATGTTGTGGTGCAGGTTGTGATTGTCCTTCAGGAGATTGTAATCAACTTGCTCAATTGTTGGTAGATGCAGTTAATGCTGATACTGATGGTATCCTTCTTGCTAATTATCTTGACTACACTACAACTCCAGGTTCTCCTGTTGTAGTAGATGCTGATGATGTAGCTCAATGGATTATAGATAATCCAGGTGATTGCTTAGGTGTACGTCTTACAACTGTAGCATCTAAACTTTATCTTTATTGTAATATTCCATTGCGTTATTACAAAATGATGCAGTTTAAAATTATAGTATCTCTAATTGATGGTCTTACTTGTGAAGCAACTACAGATGAGTTTCAAGAACCATCATTTGGTGAAGGTCAAGGTAAGGACATTGGATGGTTGGAGTATGAATCAGGTGGATACAAAGGTAAGCCTGGTGATTACAGAGTAGGTGAAATGGTAGGTACTGCAATAGGTAACTTTGAAAGGTTCTCTACTAATGCAGGTATTTACAACCAAGTTAATATAACCTATTCTAATGAAAGTATAGCAGGTTGGGGAGATAATAAAAATCAACTTAATACTGTTATTGCTGTACCATGTACTGCAAGTAACCTTGTATTTAATGGTATTCTTCCTATATTGGATGCTTTTGTAACTGGTTTCTTTGATCCATTGGATGATGACCTTGCTCAGTGTGATTGTTCTACATTGTTATACACTACTAACATTAATGATGTAACTGAAGATGGTTTAGGATAATCAATAATTTATTATTGTAAGGAGAGAGATTTTTTCTCTCTCCTTTTTTATTTTGTAACTTTTAATCAACAAAATTATGTTACCAAAAAATTTGTATAACGAGATTAAGAAAATGATTTTTCAATTTACTTCTTCTCAAAGAACTGATATTGCTGCACTTCAAACTGTTGTAGGTACTTATAAAGAATATGTAGCTACTGTTACTCAAACAGGTACTGCTGCTCCAGCTGCAACTGTACTTAATAATACTTTAGGTGGTACATTAGTTTGGACAAGAAGTGCAACAGGTACTTATTTAGCTACACTTACAGGTGCATTCCCAACTGCATCTAAGGTAGTTATTATACCATCATTTACAAGTTCAGATTTAGCTCCAGCAGGCAGCATAGCATTAACATCTGCTGTTAGAGATACTGCAAATAGACTTAAGTTTATTACTGCTACAATGGATAATGCAGGAGCAAGAACAGTAGCAGATAGTACATTAAGTATTAGTTTAATTATAAGAGTTTATCCATAATGATTTTACTCAGTAAAACATCCAATTGTGGTCATATTAAGATAGAGTCTGAGTTAATCTCAGACTTTATTTTAAATCCTGGTAACTATACTCAATTTCAAATAAGTGGTACAATGAATTGTTGTACTGATGAAACTGAAGTACAATCAATTACAGGAAATGACCTTGATACAAATCAATGGACATTAAATTTTCCAGTTGATGATACTGCTGTAATTAAAGAGATTATTTTTCAAAACATTAATACTCAACAAAGTTGGAATATACTTGACCCTACTACATATAATGTAGTAGATTATATGTGTAATACAGGAGATATAACATTATTGTATCCAATTATTCAAGCTTGGTTTACAACTAACTTTGCAACTACTGTTACTCAAGGGTATACTTATGATGCTATTGAAGATATTTGTACTTATACTATTGAAGATTTACCGGTTAACATTAGACCTGTAAAAATGATTGTTACAGTTAATGGTATTGATACAGAAGTTTATTTTGGTCATTTTCCAATAGATAATGTATTTTTCTCAGGAACAGATATTTATATAGACCCAAGATTCTTTGGACTTACTAATTTTCAAGATGCTGTTTATTCTTTTACAATAAGATATGCATCAAATGGAAATATTATTACTGAGTCTACTTGTTTCTTTTTTGATTGTGAAACTGCTTGTAAAGTAAGTGCTCGTGTTACAGAACTAATGAACTGTAATAAAGTTGCTACTAATATTTTTCTGTTACATTATACTTTAACTGAAGGCTCAAATTGTGGGTGTAATTGTGATGAGTTATGTGAAATATTTACTAAATTGTGCCAAGAATTAGGAGGGTCTGATTCATGCTCAAATTGTGGCTGTTAATATGAAATGGAACTGCAACATAGTCAAGGAAATGTATGATAGAGTAGTCCGAAGAAAGTTTGGACTACTTTGTAAAGATGATACATCTAACATAAATTTTATTAAGTCTTACCTTAATAGATTAGATTGTGTACCTATTGACTTAACTTGTTTGAAAGGTGAAGAGTTACCTTGTTCAGAACAATCTAACACTAATCCTAATATAACTCCTTGTAATATTCAAATCAGTATTGCTTACCAAATAGTTACTGTAGGAAATCAAGTACAATATATTTTTACATCAACAGTTACAGGTACTAATGTACCTTACACAAGTAATTGGAATATCATTACTGCTGATTGGATATTAATAAGTGAGGTTGGAAATGTTTTAACTGTATCTCCAGCTTTTACAAATACATCTGTAACTACAGGAATTGTTACAACTGTATTAGATGAGAATGGTTGTCAAGCAGAATATGGTATAGAAATAACTTATTTAGGTGGATGCACTGATCCTAATTTTGAAAACTATGATCCTAATGCTACTTTTGATAATGGTACTTGTCAATTAAGTATACTTGATATTGCTACTAATTGGTCTTGTCAACCTGATGATTCAGGTGAACTTTGTGTTACAGTATCAGGTGGAACACCACCATATACAGTTGTAGGTACAGTTAATGGTATTATATTAATTAGTGGTGGAATACTTTGTGGTATATTACCTAATGGTACAAACTTTTCTGTTTATGTAGTTGATGCTATTGGTAGAGTTACTGCTGTTCAAAAAGGTATTATAGATTGTCCATTTGATTGTATGTTTGCTGACATTAAAGATAACGATGAAGTTATTTGTTTAACTGATGATTTAGGTAATAATACAGGTGAAGCTACAGTAACTGTAACTCCTTCAGGTGGTAATGCACCTTACACAGTAGTAGGTACAATTAATGGTGGGATTATTGCACCATTTCAATATATTGGTGGAGGTGTATGGGGGCCAGGTCAAACAGTAATGACTGGTGATATTGTAACAGGTACTATTACAGATGTTAATGGTTGTTTTTTTAACTTTGAAATTGAAATTTATTGTCCTGTACCTGAGCCAGGTGGTGGAACTCCATCTTGTGAAGATTTAGAAGGATTAAATATTTCAGCAGGATTAGAAATATTAAGTGTTATTCAAATACCATTTACTACACTACATAAAGTAAATTATAGATTTAATTATCAATTTACTAATTTAGGTTCATTTGGTTTGACTATTGCTAATGTTGCTGTTGTTCAAGCATCTGTGTTTAATACTACTTCTGGAAACTTAGGTAATTACCAACCTTATCCAACTAATCTTTGTACTCCTTTTTCTTGTATAAGTAATCTAATACCTATTTATATATCAGGCCCAAGTGATACTTATACTGTAATGCTTTCTGAACCTTGTAGAACATCATCATTTACTGTTAGTGCAATTGTAAAATTACAAGTAACTATTACAACAGAAGATGAAGTCTGTACACTTTGTTTTGAAAAAGAAATTGATGCATCATGGATATGTGAAAGTAGTACAAGTATTGGAGATAATAAATTTATGGATAATGTTAATTGTTAAACTATGGAAAAGACATTAGAGTTAATTAAAAAATATCAAAGACCTTTAAGGACTGTTATTTGGACTATACTTATTATGATAGCATTTCTTGTTTGTCTGTTTAGTTCAAAACCTTGTAATGAAGGATTTATAACTGAAGCAATTTTATTTGCAATGTTTGCTGATATGGGTGTTTACACTATTTCAAGAACTATTGAAAAACTTAAAAATAAAGATACAGATGCAAACCAGGGATGAAATCAAACAAATGAATAGAGCATTGCAATGTGCTTGTGAAAGTAGTGCAGCTATTATTTTTGAAATAAATAAACTTTCAGGTGGAATACAATTATTATACATAAATACATTATATGCTAATTGGAATACTACTCCAGGTAATTCAATTAATTATACTTATGATGTTAATAATAATGTAACTCTTGCTGAACACTATGAAGGTGCTACTTTAATGTTTACTCAAGCATTTACTTATGATGCAAATAACAATTGTACAAATATAACAACTACTTAATATGCCATATAAATTAAATCCTTTAACTGGTAAATTTGACTACTATGAAGCAGGTAGTGCTTCAGCAGATCTTGCAAGTGTTTTAGCTAATGGTAATGCATCAGGTGCTAATGATATTAACTTTGATATAAATCAAGGTCTTTATTTTGCTAACACTTCAAGATTAAAAACAGGAAGAAGAGATCAATACCTTGGTGGTGCTAAAGGTATTGCTATGATTTGTTCGCTTGATTATCAATTAAAATGGGAAGCTGGCAGATTGTATGTGATGGACCAAAGCGGTCTTTATATTAGACAATCTTTGTATAATTTTAGTAATGTTCCTACAGTAAATGATGATGATTTAACAGGTTATCAAATTGGTTCTCTTTGGACATTAGATAATGGCACTACTTATGTTTGCTCTGATGCAACTGCAGGTGCAGCTGTTTGGGCAATTCAAGAATATGATTTTATAAATTTTGATACAGCAGCAGCACATTCTGTTGTAGCTGGCGAACTTGCGTGGAATAATACAGACGGAACGCTGGACTTAGGCCTAAAGGGTGGAAATGTAACGCTACAAATCGGGCAAGAGCAGATTGTGAGAGTAGTTAATAAAACAGCTACAAACGTAAATTTGTTAGAAGCTAACTATCAGGCAGTGCGAATAACAGGCGCACAAGGGCAGAGGCTAAAAATAGATTTGGCACTTGCAACAACTAATGCTTTAAGTGCTGAAACAATTGGCTTAGTTACTGAAACAATAAATAACAATCAAGAAGGCTTTGTTACTGTAAGCGGATTAGTAAGGGGTATAAACACAACAGGTTCTTTGCAGACAGAAACTTGGGCAGATGGTGATATTCTTTATCTCAGCCCAACAACAGCGGGTAATATTACAAATGTAAAACCTGTTGCACCAAATCATTTAATTGTAATTGGTTATGTTGTTCATGCTCATATTACACAAGGTTCAATCTACGTCAAAGTTGATAACGGCTATGAGCTTGAGGAATTGCACAATGTAAGTATTGCAGGTGCAGCAAATAATGATGCTTTAGTTTATGAAAGTGCAACATCACTTTGGAAAAACAAAACAATAGGCGGCTGGAATTACATTGTAAAACCACAAAATCAAGACGTGACAAATAGCATAACTTTAGTTGATGATACTGATATGCAGTTTTCTGTTGTGGCTGGTGGGCAATACATGATTGAGATGGATATCGTTATTTCTTGTAACAATACTTCATCAGATTATTTAAGTAGACTTGCTGTATCTGCTGGGAATATGAAAGGTAACGGAATATATACTGCAACAGGACTTACAGGTTTAGCAGTTGTTACTATTGCAAGCGCTGCAGGAGTTGCTAATACTAATCAAATATCAATGGGCTGCCCTTCAGCAGATTTAGATTCTTTACTAAGCATCAAAATTATATACTCTTTTACTGCATCAGCAAACGCAATATTCAAATATCAATTTGCTCAGAATGTTGCCATAGCAGCAACAACGGCCCGCACTCTCAAAGGTTCAATTCTAAAATATAAAAAGATAAACTAAAATGGCACTACTACTCTCAAAAAACACAACACAAATAAACGTACAAGGTACAGATATTGAGCTCAGCTCTGTCTATGTTCGTATTGTTTTCACTTGCCAATTGGATGGTTCCCTTACTATCACGTACAAAACTTATCTTAACTTTGATTCGTTTTTGGCAGGCAAAGAAATTGCAACCGACATACAAAATATGACCTACAACTTTGTGATTCTTGAAACAGAAACACAGTCTTTGGAAGTTGCTTTGCAGTATATGTATATTGCATTTTCAGAATTAGGCTATTATGCTGAAATCTTAGCATGAGAAAGGTAGGAATCTTAGACAATGATGAAAAAGAAGCACTGGAGGGGCAGCAATATGCCCATAACAGATTCTTCACACCTTTGCAGGATGATGAGAATAATTGGATACTTCCTTTAGATCAAATCGAAAA